CGCCACACCATCGACAATCAGTGGCATTTCCGGTGCGAGCCTGACGTGGAAATTCCGCAGCCGGGTCGTCAGCAATTCGGTCACCCGCACCAACACCATTGAAATGTGGTGGGCCGTTACCGCGAGCCCGCTGACCGCGCAGACGATTACAGCCACGATCGCGGGAGGCACACCGGATGCCTCGTCCATGGTCGTGTTCGGCGTCACGGGTTGCCAGACCTCTCAGCCATGGGACAACGGCTGCGGGCCGATGACGCTCGCCTTGCAGTCGGGCACAACGCCATCGTTCCCGAACACCAGTACGGTTGGCGCAAACTGCTTCCTCATTTTCGCGAACGGAAGCACGATCAACGCGGTGACCGGCACACCGACAGGTTACACCCAAATCGCGGTGGCCGCGGCGACCGGATCCGTCGATTACTCGGAAACCGGCGTCTATTACAAAGTGGTCTCCTCCGCCCAAAGCGGCGTCACCGTAAGTGGCGGCGGAAGCGTCTCGACCGAGAATTCATCGATATTCGATGCTCTGACCGCTGGCCCGACAACAGGCAATAATCCGGCTCCGTGCATCGATTATTCCGGCGGGTCAGCTATTGCGACAAGTACCAATTCCCGCACCATAACGGTGCAGGCGCCAACAGCGGGCGATACGATCCTCATCGCATCCTATTGTGAGGCGAGTGGTGGCGGACCTTCGATATCAGGCATTTCCGCCAGCGGTCTCACATTCACCCTGCGCAAGCGAAGTCACGGGAGTTCCCGAGGTTCATTGGAGCTTTGGTCCGCGCCCGCCGCCAGTCCGGTCAGCGCGACCACGGCGACCATCAGTTATTCCGGCACGTTCGATAACACGACGGTCTTCACCTTCACCGTTAGCAATGCAACCAATCCGTTTGATCCGAATGCGGGTGTTCCGGCGGTTGAAAGCAATGTCGCGACCGGCACCTGGACGCCATCGGTGTCTATCACCACGACGGATGCTCTCGGCGTCGTGGTCGCGATGGAAGGGATGGCGAACCCCAGCACGAATGGTTTCGGGTCTCCGCCGACAGGTTTCTGGCTGATGGAGAATGTCCCGAATAATAGCGGCTCTGATTATTGCTATTCGAGTTTCACGGCCCAGGCGCAGAGTGCGGCCCTCATAAGCCATACCGTCGCCTGGGGCGCGAGCGTGCCGGATTCAAATGGCGGCGAATATCTCGTGGATGCCCTCACCATCGCGCTGAGTACGAGCGGTGGCGGAGGAAGCAACCCGAGTCCTGGATTTTGGATGGCATAAACGGAGGCGATTTCAATGAGGAACGCCGGACGAGCAAGGGCGTTAAACGATCGGAGCCGCACCAATGAGGACGGAGTGACCTTTGATGCCGAAATACTGTTTGGCCGGGTTTCCGATCTCGGAGCCAGGGCAACCGCCTCCCATGGCGCTGACTTTCCTGTTAGCGATGGCAATGGCAGAGCCTGATCCGCTATCTCTGCTGCTACGGACAATCGATGATATCAACGTGAATGTCCGGGCCGGCGCGACAGAAGCGCGCGCCATGCGAACGGAAATCCTGGCGAAAATTGATCAGGTCACGATCCCGCTTGGCCATGATATCGCTGAGTTGCGGGACCGCGTGACGGCGCTCGAAACCAAGTATGGGTCCGTTGGGATGCTCGTGACAATCGCTGTCGGCCTGGGCGCCGTGTTCGGTGGCGCCTTCACCGCGATCAGTGAATGGCTGATCCCGCACATGATCGGGAAATAGCGGAAAGCGGCATCAGGTTGTCGATGAATTCCTGGAAGGTGCCGCGCTTCGTCTTCACGGTGGCAAGTAGCGGGTGATGCGGCCACGGAAGTTCTGTTACGATACCCTGAACGCCAACGGCGCCTTTCTTCCAAACGACGATGGTATTTACCGATGATGGTGGCTCGGTATTGGCATATTTCGTGGCGAATTCATCCGCGAGAGGTCGCCATGCCGCTTCAAGTTCAAGCAGACGCTCCCAGTGCAATGTTGCCGCGCCAATGTCACCTTTTTCGCGGGCTTCATCATAAGTGACCCTCGCTTCGACGTATCGATCGCCAATCTTCTGTATTCTATCGAGTAGTTCCAATGACATGGCCTCTTTCCTTCAACCCGTCAGGTAGTCGATCCAAAGCTTTACGCCATGATCGACAAACCGAGTGAGCGATCGCCGGCCATCGTGAATGGCGGACACCCGCGAGTGTAGCAGGTTCGCGCCGATCGCCGCCACTGAAGCCGGGTCAGACAGCGCGGGCGCCTGCCAGGACTGCGGGCACCACTCCATGGCGTTGCTGACCACCGAAGGAACACCCTCGGCGATCCCGTCGGCCACGACGCAGCAGAATGTCTCATCGAACGACGGATTGATCAGAAGGTCCATGGTTTGGACGGTTCGGCGGAACCGCGGCCACGGTTGCCATTCGACCTCAATTAGCTTTGCTCCAGGCAAATTCGCGTAGAGTTCCTGGCGGGCCTGAGTGATCGACCATGTTTGCGGCCAGCGGTCTTTGTTGATGTAGAGCTCCAACTGGACACCGAGATTGCGCGCGATGGAGATCGCCGCCATCGCGGTGATGAGTTGGTTTTTCCAGGGCCGCGCTTCCCCAAATCCGCCGATCCGGAGCGGATCATGATCTTTCCGTGCGACCACCGGGTTGACGAAGGAATCGACATTAAACAGGTTCGGCAGCAACAGGGGCTCTACCCCATAGGCAAGACCGTACCACCCGAACCGCCAATTGTTCCCTGCGACTTTGACGTTGTGCATCGTCTGCTGAAGCTCGAGTACTTCGCGGATGCGCTGAGGGCCGTGGAAATCGATCGATTGGTAGGCGAGGCCGGTGTGATTGAGTTGCACGAACTCTATCTCGGGCCATTGAGTCGCCAGCATCCCGAATTCCGCCGGTGAGATGAAATTCGGCGTGTGCACGATGACGTGCGTGAGTGGCCGGCGGGCCTGATATCGGTCATGCTCCAGCCGGCGGAACAATTCATCGGAACCTCGAACGCCCCAGGTCTGGCAGTCGACGCCATGACGCTGCAACACCCGCATCGTGCAGTTCGTCGTAACATTGAGGCCGGCATCGCTGCCCGGCTGTCTCGGCTTGTGGTGGTGGATCACGAAGATGCACCGGACGGATGCCAGACTGGGCGCGACCATGTGCGGCCGGCGTTCGGATAGTTCCTCGTGACGGAAGTCAGGCGCTCTCACAGTAGACCCTCTCTCAACAGCGCGGCTCTCATTTCGGCGATATTCGGCACCAAGTCCCAGACCTGCTCGCTTCGTTGGCCGCCGTCGCGCATGGCGGTTTTGAGGCGGACGATCCAGCCATAGGGAAGTTCAAGGAAATCGATTAATTCAAGCAGGGTAGCATGGCGGATAGTCACGTTCCGCGAGGTCAGATGTTCATGCAGCATCATCCTTGTCGGGCCCAGATGCGGCGCGATCGTGTTCCACGCCCGTCGCACCCTGAGGGTGTTGCGCATGGCTTCGTCGACATCGAGCGGAGCCAGTTTCTTTCGGCCTTCCCGAAGCTCAGCGAATTTCGCTTTGGCCTTCGCCGGGATCCACGCGTTGGTTTGCATGGCGATGCCGCGGCTCACCAGTCTGGCGAGTTCATCACGACGGACCAGATGAATGTGGCGGTAACCATGCCGGCTGGCGATCCGGGCCAAACCGACGTTGAAATCATCACCGAAGCCTTCTGGAAGGTGCTTCAGGCAATAACCCGCCTCACAAAGCTGTTCCAAGTGGTCGGCCGATTTGGGCCAGTTCAGATAGATATCAGCGAGTTTAGCCTTCGGCGGCCAGGGATTGAACGGCTCGCTTTCCGCGCCAAGAGCATCGCACAGATTGATGCTGCCTGACCGGGCAGCGCTCCAAATGATAAATGATGTCACCCGATTCCCTCGTTCGCGGCGCATTTCGAGTAACACGAACGGTCTTGCGGCGCGATATCAGAATGCGGTAGGGCGCGACGATGGCACGAGACAATGCTCACACGGAAGCCCTGTATGTCCGATTGCCAGCGGGCAAACGTGCGGAAATCGATGCTAACCTCCTCCTGGGAGAAACCCGACCGGATATGGTCCGCGTGGCGATCGACCTTCTCATCAGCATCCGACGAGATGAACTTTTGAAGACAAGGAAACCACCCCAATGAACAACGCTTTCGATTTTCTCCGAGACTATCTCGCTCCAGCCGCCGGACGAGTTGCCGCCTTCCCGGGTTGGCACGCGCCATTCTCCGGACCGGCGATGGTCCAATTATTGGCGATGGCAGGACAGGAGACCGGCTGGCGTAACATCGAGCAAATCGGCGGAGGTCCTGGCCGCGGACCTTGGCAATTCGAGCCGGAAACCTGCGCCGAGTTGTTGGCGTCGAAGGCGACCGGAGAAATGCTCCACACCCTTTGCCGGATGATATATCTCCAGCCGACTGGCCCGGTGATTTACCAGCGCATTATGGGATCGCCCGATCTCGCTGCCGGACTGGCCCGGCTCGACCTCTGGGCGAATCCCAGAGCTTTACCGGCGATCGGCGACGAAGAGGCCGCATGGGAAACCTATGTACGAGTATGGCGGCCCGGAGCGGTCACTGAAGGCGGGCAGCGCGCGGTGGAGGCCCGGGAACGCTGGTCGGCGGTGTATCCGCAGGCGGTCGCTGCCTGGACAGCTTACGAGAAAACCCATCAAGAGCCGCCACCGGCCAATCCAACAGCGCCCGCCGCGCCCGGTCACAATTCACGTTTCGCGATGGTGGCCGAGGCGCCTCCTTCAGCACCGCCGTTGGTTTCAAGCAGCCCGGCCAACCAGGCAACGGCGGCCGGCTCCTACACGGCCGCCGGTGCGCTCGTGGTGATCCTGGTGTGGCTCCTGGGTCTGTTCCATGTCGTTGTGCCGTCAGATGTCGTCGGCGCTTTCGGCGTCTTGCTTGGTATCGGCGTGCACGCCCTGGTCGTGAAATTCGGCTTGTCGACTTAGCGGGCTATCTCTTTCAGATCGGCGATGAGTTGCGCCAGACTGAACCCGTCGGGCGAAAGGCCGTTTGAGCGGATGAAGTCGGGATAAATCTCGCCCCAGGCTTCCTCGCCGTATGTCATCAGCCATTGCCAGGATGCCTTGATCCGCTTCCCCCAGGTGACGAGCCACACTCCTTCGGTATCGTATTTGACCGCTGGGATACCATGGCCGCCGAGGATCGTCGCATCGCCGCTGACGGTCCATTCCTGGCCGGCGTTGAACTGATCCTCGGCCGATTGTGGCAGGTTCACGCCAAGGCGCACGCAACCGAACAACTGAATACCCCACTTAATGCGGGTAATAGCGGCTGTGTCAATAACGACGGTAGCGATGGCCGCGTAGTCGATCGACTTATGGCCGAGCAGGCCCGTGTCCACCATGTACTGGCACATGGCGCCTTCTTCACAACCCTGATCGGTCGCTGGATCGCCAGGGACGTATTTGCCGACCGCCTCATACAGTTTGAGGATATCGTTGTTTGTTGGCCGCAGGAATACTCCCGTGTTGGCGGTTCGCAACATCAGTTCATGGCCAGTGTCGGCGGGAACGCAGTCGCCGAGTTGGTCATTGAGGAACATTCCCCAGTTCCCCTTGGTATGCCTGAACACAGCCGCCATGAAGTCGGCGGAGACCGCTGGCGGCGGTGGCAATGCGTTCATCGTCATCTGGATACGGTGCGCTTTGCGAAGGTTCTGCGTCGTCCATCGCGTTGGGTTTCGGCCCAGTCTCAAGGTGCGTTCCATCTGGCGTTTCTCTCGTGTTGCGGAATTTCGGGTTCCCATCTATTGGCCGTATCCGGACTCCAACGCAAGGATCAAACAGATGAACCGTCGCGGATTGCTCGCCACCTCGGCCTTGATCGCTCCAGTCATCGCCGTCGCCGCTTGCGTGACCGGCGCGGTCGTTCCCGCCGTGCTCGCGGTGTTCAATGGCATTCAGTTCGTCATGCCGCTACTCGATGTCCTGGTCGCTGGCATGGCCATCGCGGTTCCGGCCGCGGCACCTCTGGTCGCCATCGTCACACCCTATCTCAACTCGGCGGCGGCGGTGTTCGCTGACATGGTTCCGACGATGACGCAACTCCAGGCGCTGCCGCTCGTCCAGCAGATCGAGGGCTTTCTCCAGAGTGCCGTGAAAGCGGCGAACGATGCCGTGAACGCGCCGGGTGCCGATCCGAAACTCAAGCAGTTCCTGCCGAAGATCGCGCAGGCTCAGCAGGTGCTTGATTTGCTGACCGCGTTCGGTAAGGGCGTTCAGGGCGGGACGGCGCTGGCTCCGATGGAGTTGCCGAGGCTGCTGCATCGGTAGATGCTTTGGCGGCGGCGCCGTCCCAGAGAGCGGCGCAACGAAGTTCCTGAGAAACACTCGTAAAATCCTGGCGGCTCATGGCTCGACGGGCCAGTGCGCGATGGAATCTGGCCATCGCGCGGCACACGGCAGAAGATGGCGTAAGGAGATCGGCGCCGTAGGGAGGGACCGAATGGTCCGGATCATCATGTCCCGATGTCATCCGGCGCTCCTGTCTCTGAGAAACGGCAGCATCACCAGCAGCACCAAAATCGCCGCCGGGAGAATGCCGAACGGCGAGGCGAGGACGGTGATCACGACTTCCATGGGTCAAACTTGTCCCAACGGATCAGTTGTCCGCTGAAATCGGACAACTCAGCGTGGTTCAACTCCCAGAAATAGAGCAGATCATCCCACTTCTGAAATCCATCGGTCTGGGCGAACTGGTCCAGTGTGCCAGACCATTCGATGCCTGAGATTTCGACCGACCCAAGGGGGCCGAGGATCATCCTGATAGGCTCGACGGCGATACATTCCGCCACGCCGATCAGCTTGCAGTGTTTCGTCCGCATCCCGGTGTAAAGACTGATGCTTTCGCCGGGGCGCGCATGGCGTTTGCGGTCGGCCCGGATCGTTTGCCGCTTGCTCCCAGAGCGGATCGGCTCGACGAATTGCTGCTTGAATGAATAGGCGACCATCAGCAACCCCCTAAAATGGGATTTCTTCGTCGAGATCATCGTATCGCTGCTTCTCGTTCTTGGCCGGCGCTCGGGCGGACGGTTCGGATGAACCTCCGCCACGGGAATCGGACAGCAGGAGCAGGACGCCTCCGAAATTGTTGAGCACCACCTCGGTCGTATAGCGCTCGGTGCCGTCCTGGGCCTGCCACTTGTGGGTCTGAAGCGTGCCCTCGATGTAGAGCTTCGATCCCTTCTTCACGTACTTCTCGATCACCGGGATCAGGTGCTGGTTCCAAACGGTAATTTTATGCCATTCAGTGCGCTCTTTGCGCTCGCCCGAGGATTTTTCCTTCCAGGATTCCGAGGTAGCCAAGGTGAGATTGGCGATCTGATTGCCGTTTTGGGTGTTCCTGATCTCGGGATCTTTTCCGACATTCCCGAGCAAGCAGACCTTATTGAGTGAAGTGGCCATCAAATCAATTCCTTCTCCTGAGCCAACCATTCGGGCATCGCCATGGTCTTGTTGTCAGCGTCCCATTCACACTGGTTCTTGGGCAACCAAACGGTCCGAACGCCATCATGGAACCGATAGGCTTTGTCCGTCTCGCCGTGGATCTCTCCGGCGATGTCGATGATGTCGCTGGCCATCAGGCTATAGTGCCCACAAATTCGGATCCGCTTCCAACAACTTCGCCCATTCGGCCTCGGCCCTGGTCGGCGTCTGCGTCCGCGGGTCGATGAAACCCTCGCGGCGGATCAGGTTACAATACCGCTGCACGGTCTCCTCGAAGCGGTTCAGGCAGTCATCCAGGAGCTTCAACTCCTTTTCGAAGTTCTCCCGCTTGTAGGTGACGATCACCTCGCGGAGATTGGGATGATACGAGACGAACGACCAGCCATCAAAGCCGGCGACGAGTATTGAGCCAAGAACCTGCCAGCGGTATGCCGTACCTGGACCAGCACCGCCCTTCTTGGCGTCGTCCATATATTCCAAATGCTCCGGACCACTGGGACATTTTATCTCGACGCCCCAAAGATGATCGGCGCTGATCCTGTCCGGTGAGCAAGCGCGGGCGCCATCGGCGGAAATCACTAGGCCAATCGCCTTGGTCGTCCGACCGCGCACCTTTTCATAATGCTTCACGGCATCTGGCTCGAGTACTTTGCCGCGCTCAATCCACCGCAGACCGTCTTTCGGTTGCTCGGTGTCCTCCATGATCATCCGCTGGATCGCGACCTCGCGGGCATACTTATCTACGCCAGAGGCGTATTCGCCCTTTACCTCGGTCACGATCCGATTGAAATTGCTGGCGGTCGCCTTGCCCATGCGGAGGCGCCGCCACTCCTCACTGCCTTGTTCGACATCGAAAACGAATGTCGGTGTGCGGAGATCGTTCACAGCTTCAATCCCTCCGCTTGTTCCCGGGCATTGGCGTCGCGGACGCTCATGAGCGCACGCTTCAGCCGGATGAAATCCTCCTGGTGGATTTCCAGGTACTGCTTGATCTCGTAGCTGAGCATGTCAGAGAACCACGATCTCGGGTCGACCTCGGCCTCATCGACCAGGGTTTTGATTTCGAGGGCTTGCTCACGGGTGAGGTTCGATCCGCCGGTATCGGTGCCATCATTATCCTCGTTCTTACGGACGACATTGAAAAACCCGAGCAGGATGTATTTACGCCCGTAGGTGTCTGTGCTCCCTCCGGCCTGTGCGTTGCTGCGGCCTGGACCGCTGTCCAATGCTAGCGGAAAACTCGCGGTGATCGAATGCCCTCCGCGGTGCCAGAGCGTACCGATGATTTCCAGGCCGCCGCCATCGCCTGTGCGTGGCTTGCGGTCATAGGTGACCGAGAAACCGTATTTGGTCATGATCGGCCGAAGCATCTCGTCGATATCGGAAATGTCGGCGTATTTGTAGCTGCCTTTATTTTCGCCGGGTTTGCCCAATTGGACTTCCGCCGCGCGCACTACCGGCTGCATCTCGGCCTGCGCAGAGGCCATGTCCCGAGCGAACCATTGCTTCGCGTCGTCTTGTCGCCATTCCCTGACGACATTCGTCATAACGACGAGTTTCTTTTCGTCGAATTGTGGGTCGCTGCATTTTTCGAGCATCTGGGCCAAGATGCTACCGAAATCGATCGTCGATTGCGGCGGCAAGGTAGCGATCGGAGTTTCCTGCCGAACGGCCACGTCCTGGGCAGCGGGCGGCAGCGTCTCGGCCTCAACCACGTTGGGATCTTTGTCAGTCAGGTGGATCATCACGCGGTTCCCTTGGTCTTCGCGGCCATCAGCATTTCATCCCGGAACGTATCGAGTTCCTGAGCGATCAATTCCATGCGCCGAATGTCGTCCGGCGTCTCATCGGGACCGGGATCGAGCATTCCCATCATGCTCGTGAACAGATGCTGGGCACCAAGCATATACGCTCGACGCATTTCCTGGAGTTGGATCGCCGGAGCATCGAGCGGGATTACGGCAAGCCGCATCGCGACCCAGCCGGCCTCAATCAGCTTCCCCTCATCGGCGAGGCGCTTCATGAGTTGCTCCAGGAAATGACGGTCAGCCATTGGTCAGCGGTCCCTCAACATGCGACAGCCGCCGCGCCCGCTCCAGGATCGGGTCGACGATCGCGCCGATCGGCTGCGGACCTTCTTCGATCTCGACGGCGGCCAAGGAGGCGCGGAGAAGCCGCCTGATCGCCTTATCGATATGGTTCGCCGACATATCGGTGAGGGCTCGTAAATTCGGGCTGACCCTCTCGATTGAGGCCTGGCAGTTTTTCGCCACGTTCAACTCGTGGAGAATTTCGTGGATGTCGTCGGCGGTCAGCTTGCCCATCAGGTCGTCTCCTTCGCTTCGTCAGGCGGCACCGACCGCTTATCGAATTCGTCTTCAAGTCGGGAAATCCACTCTTGATTAAGTTCGATCAATCGTCCCTGCCCGAAGGTATTGGGATGTGACTGCCGGACCAGACTGGCGTATCTCGCCATCAACTTTCGACGCTCGTCATAAGCCGCAATGAGCCACGCTCGGACGCCATTCCAGTAGTAGCTGTCGAGTTGCCTGACGATCACGTTGACGCCTCGGCTTTCCATTCGGCCGCGTGCACCGCGCAAGCCGGCATCCCATCGACGATCTCAACCGCTTCGTGGTCGCCGTCCTTGTGCCAGCCCTCGCAGTAGATCGGCATATTACCCTCGCCGTCGCACTGCTCACAGCCGACCGGCCGCGTGTCCGGGTCATTCCCACCGTAGCGGGAACGCCAGATGATGCCCTCCTCACAGTGAGGGCATTCTTTTGTCAGGCCGCTCATCGTGAGCCATCCGCCGGAGGCGTAATCCGGAAATCCGGCACAACGCCATGCTCGTCAAAATAGTCCAACAATTGACCGAACAGCATTTCCCTGTCTCGCTGTGCGCCTGGGCACTCTGCGATAGCTTTATCCAGGGCTGCGTCGATCGCGTCGCGCACACAATTGGGAACTATCACCATTCTCATGGCAGTAACCTTATGAACAAATACCCCACCGGACCCGAGCCCAGGAGGCAGGCAACGGCAATCAGGTCTGTGACCACGTTACGCGGGTGCCAGACCCTGAGATCGTCCCGACGGCGCCAATCTTTCACATCAGACCTCCTATTTCGGCCGCCGGGAAATTGCTCGCGAGAATTGCAAAATGCAAGCGTGAAAATCACCGCTTGACGAAATTATCCGAAATGCCTTATCCGGCCATCATGGACACACAACCATCAAGACGCAAAGGCACCGCTGTCTGGGTCTCGGACGAAGACGGCGACCTCCTCCGGGCAATTTCCTCGGCCGAAGACCGGCCACAGCAGCGCGTGATCAGCCGCGCCTTGCGGACCTATGCCGACATCAGCCCGGAATATCGAGCGACACTTGCCGAATCCGTTTTCGAGGCCAAAAAAGCGTAATTCGGAACCCCAAACAAGGATGGAATCCATGGCAAAAGGAAACGGCACGGCAGAGGACCAAAAGTCCAACGTCCCGGCCGCGCTGATCGCCGAAGCGCTCACCGAACTGATGAATTACGACACCCAAATGGCGTCGATCGCTGGCCGGAAGGGCGCTGCCATCAGCAGATACGAGGCGCAGGGTGTTGACCGGGAACTCCTCGCCGGCCTCAACAAGCTGGCTCGCAAAGACCCGGATGAGGCGCTGGCCTATATCCATGGCCTGACCCAGTACGCGACTGCGGCCGAAGTTATTCCGCCGCCGGCGGACGATACCTGGACGATGAGCGTCAAACAGGCTGATCTCGATTTCACCGCGGCATCGGGTGAAGTGGCTGAGCGGCTCCGCATGGCGCGTGCCCAGAAGCAGGGTTTCAGCGCGGGCAAGCGCGGGTTCAATACGGCAAGCAATCCGTACCAGAGCAACCCAGGCTCTCCTGAGTTTGTGGGCTGGCTGGAGGGGCATGCGGAAGGTTGGAAGCTGAAGAAGACCAAACCCACCGCCGAGAATGTCGAGACCGGCACAGCGACGCCAGGGCCGCGCCGTGGCCGCAAGCCGATGACCCCTGAGGAAAAAGCCGCGGCCAAAGCGCTCCGGGAAGCTGTGCAGGCGGAAGCCGGCACCATTCAGTGAGCAAGCTCGCGCCCGGCCTTGTTCTAGGCCTCGACCTTTCTCCGAAGGTTGGCTGGGCTTTGGGCAGACCAGGCGACGCTCCTCGATGGGGGATGCGGGAGCTTCCAAAGGAGGACGGCCTTGGCGCCTGCTGCGCGACGTTTGAGGATTGGCTGGACGAATTCCTCGAAAACGAACGGCCGGACCTGATCTCCTATGAAGCGCCCCTCGCGCCGGACCTTCAGGGGAGCCGTGAGACCTGTGAATACAATTACGGACTCCCGTTCGCGGCTCGCGGATGCGCGTTCCGGGCACAAATCGAGATTGTCTCGCACAGCATCGATACGCTTCGTGGCGCCGTCATCGGCCGGACGCGACTGACCGAGGACGAAAAGCGTGTGCGTCCACGGCTCACTGTGAAAAAGGCGATCATCGAGCCGTGGGTACGTTCCATGGGGTGGTCGATCGGTGACGACAATGCTCGAGACGCGGCTGTGGTCTGGGGATACGAGGTTGGGATGAGGCACGAGATGCTCGGCAGAAAACGGCGGCCCGCTTGATGGCAACCAGAGCATCCGGTTATGTCCGCAACGCACACGATTTCTACCAGGAGGACCGCCGGACGGTCGAGTGTCTGCTGGAGGTCGAGCAATTCAGCGGCTCAGTCTGGGATCCAAGTTGCGGCGAAGGCAATATACCTCAGACACTTATAGAGCATGGCTACCAGACGGTCGGAACCGATCTGGTAGACCGCGGTTACGGCCCGATGCTGCGTTGCATGGATTTCCTTCTGTACAATGGTGACCCGCTGGCGCCGAACGCGGTGCTCAACCCGCCGTACGACAAAAGCCTGCAATTCGCCTTACACGCGCTGAAGATTATCCCGGGCAAGATCGCGATCCTGGAAAAGACCACATGGCTCGAAGGTGTGAAGCGGCATAAAATGCTCTGGTCGCGCGGCCATCTGGTCAGGATGTGGCAGTTCCGAGACCGCATCCGGGTGCCTCCGGGCGGCGTCGAAATGCCCGGGAATCATCCGAGCACCGCATATTGCTGGTACGTTTTTGATCGATCACATACTGGACCTTTCACTGGAGGATGGATATCTCATGGCGACCGGAAGAGCGATGGGGAGCAACCGCCGCGCGTACGCCGTCGGCGGACAGGCGAGATACCTCAATCCGCCAATGACGGAGCCGACAGCGCGCTCCCGGGTCTCGCTTAGAGCGAACAATCCGGCTGTCATTGAGGGACATTCTGTCCATCCGTCTTATGTGTTCGATGCCAGCGAGCGTGATCATTGTCTGATCCCTGGTTTCAATAATGCCAAGATCGGCAACCGGATCGTGGTTGGACGGTGGGCTGGTCTAAGGCAGTACACCCTATCCCTCGAAGAGAGGGCGACGTGCCCTCGGTCCTGTGCTGTATGGCGGGAATGCTATGGATCGAAAATGCCGGTCGCAGTACGATTTCGGCACAATGATTCACTCATGCGTAGTCTGGACGGCGAACTTTGGCACCTTTCGTTCAAACATCCCAAAGGCTTCTCTGTTCGCCTTCATGTACTGGGTGACTTTCCGGATCTTGAATATGTCCGCCAATGGTCGGCATGGCTCGGCCTCCATCCGGAGCTTCATGTCTGGGGATTCACCGCGCATCTGAGAGAAAGCGTCATCGGCCAAGTGATCGCGGAACTCAATGCTTCTGACCGGTGGCATGTCCGTTTTTCGGTCGCCGTAGATGCTCCCTACGCGCCGGATCAGGTGACTACGGTCTGGGAAAAGCCAGCGCGGACATCGTTCGATCCGAAGACGAATTCCATGGTCTGTCCCCAAGAGATCGGGAACACGAACCACTGCGTCACGTGCGGGATATGCTGGAAGCCGGAGCTATCGCACGTGAGAATCCTTTTCTATGGCCACGGGTGACGTGAGCCATTCCGCGTCAAAATCCGACGAGCTTTTCATCGCGCAAATGCGCGCGTGGCGTAATCGATATCAGAAAATCGTCGCCGCTCTGACGGATGCGATCAACGTCTATGAAGAGACGACTGAGGTGCTGGCGAAGCCGACGGAGAGGCCGGCTCCGCCAGCTATCACTCCAGCACCGCCGGCGAAAGAGCCGCCTCAGCCGGCTGTCGCTCCCAAACCAACGGTCACCGCGACATTTCCGAAAAACACCCGGCAAAAGACGCCCGAACGCGTGGAGTTGCTCAGAGAGTTATGGCACCGACCGGGAACACCCGGCAATCCGGCACCGACACGCAAGGAAATCCTCGACGCGCTGAATGCTTTGCCCGGCGGACAGATACCGGAAAAACAACTGGGTGCATACGCGATCCAGTGGGGAATTGCGAAATCCGCTCGCCCAGTTCCTCCCCAGGCGGCCACTCCCGCGCCAGAGATACCAAAGACCACCATCGAGACCAGACTGCCGGTTCCGAAGGTGGTTCCGCCGGTCCTGCGCACCGCTCCCGAAGCGCGTCAGGCCGTCAACGGCATCTCCGCGGCGAGTGGTGAGCCGATCATGGTCGACGCCGCCCAGGCGCAGCGCTGGGGCGCCGAACGCGGCATCGTCACCGGGAAGCTCGACCTGGAACGCGTCAATTCCAAGCGCCGGCAACTTCAACTCGCGCCTTTCGCAATCCGCCAACACCGAGGTAACTCATGACCCTGAATCTGACCATGTGCGAGGAAATCCCAATGTCTACTCCATCACTCGACGGCGATCTCGTTCTTGGATTCGTTAGCGCGATCGAATCGGCCATGGACGATGCCGGCACCGGACAACACAGGGCGTTCAAGCTGCTCGCCAGCCTGCGGACGCGCGGTCTCGCCATCAAAGCGATTGAAATGCCAGCGGCTCCGGCAGCTCTGAAAGCGGCGGAATGACACCAAGGAAAACCAGCGCTTGACGGCGCTGGCTCCTGGGGTGTCAAGTTCGTGAACGCCCGGTGGTTGTCGCGACCATCCGAGCAAAGTCGACCGGTTAGGCGGTCTGGCGGCTGATGCCGTGCCAATATCTATTGGCGATTTCGGCGAGCCGCAAGTCCCAATTCCCGGCGATTGGATAATTTCGCGGCCATTGGGTTGATGCGTCTATGATTACGATCGCTGAAATTCAGCAGCATGTCGCGGATGCCATGGGCATCAGCATCATCGATATGCACGTGAAAGACCGGCATTTGAGAGTCGCGCGTCCGAGACAGGTCGCGATGTATTTTTCCCGGGAACTCACCGGTCACAGCTATCCCGAGATCGGCCGGCGGTTCGGGAATCGGGATCACACAACGATCCTGGCCGGTGTCGCCAAGGTGAAATGGCTCATGAAGCAATGGCCCGATTTCGCCGCCCAGGTCGAATCCATCCGGGAGGGACTCGGCCAATGACTGAATCGGTCCCGTGGGTGAAATGGCACTTTGACAAATGGATGAGCGATCCCGGCCTCCGGACATGCTGTCTGGCGGCCCGAGGGCTGTGGATGGAACTTCTCTGCATCATGCACAACGCCACTCCGTACGGCCATCTTGCGGTGAAGATGAAGCCACTTTCAGAGCGAGATGTGATGCAGTTCGTGGGTAGTTCGTCGGTCAAAGAGATAAAGAAGCTGATGCGTGAACTCGAAGATGCGGGTGTGTTCAGCCGGACTTCCGAGGGAGTTATCTACTGTCGAAGGATGGTTCGCGATAATGACAATCGTGAAAAATCAAGGGTTAACGGAAGGAAAGGTGGAAATCCGGTTCTCAAAAACGGTCATGAGGGGGTTAACCTGTTCTCGCGAGATGGGGTTGGATTTCCGGTTAAAGCAGAGAAAGAGAGAGAGAAAGAGAAAGAGAAAGATTCTGTCCTTCGGACAGATGCGGCCGCATCGATTTTTGATGTCAGGACCGAATTGTGGCGAGAGGGTTTGACCATCCTCCGATCGCTTCTCGGCCAACCAGAACATCGCTCCCGAGCATTTCTGGGCAAATTGCTCAAAGCCTCTCACGACGATTGCGCGCAGGTACTCGGCATTTTGCGCGATGCGGAATCAACCCGGCCGCTTGATCCGGCCGCGTGGCTGATGAAGGCGGCGGTTCCCAAGGCCGAACGTGACGCGCCACGGATAACGGGAATTTTTTGATGTCGTTCGCAGAGGATTTCCGCGATCAGGTGATTCCTCGAATGCGCCTCGAAGCGCGCGTCCAGGGTCTTTTGGTGGCCGCTGGCGAGATCGAATTTGGCGATGCGAAGTACGCGGTTACGATGATCGCGGTGCGTGCTGGTCTCGGTTTGCTGTCTCCCGAAGCCCAGGAACGCGTCACGGACCGAGTGCCGGATTTGCTCTGGGACGCGCATGAGGCAGGGTTGAAAACCATCCTGGCGGACGAGCGGAAACGCCGGGACGATCCGATCGGCTACTTCGAATCCGCTGCCGCGAAATGCCGTGATCCGGAAAAAATGCGCTGGGTGTTCGCCGCTATGTGCCCGGCCTACCGCAAGCACCTTGTTGGGAGAATGCGCAAAAATGTCCGATGATATCGACTTCTGGTCAATCGACAGAAATGCTCCGGTCGAGCGTGACGATGCGCTGTACGAGCGCATGGCCGAGACTCGGGTCGGTGCTCGGGCAGTTGATCGCTTCCTGGCGGGCGCGCGGGCTGATGGCGAATTGGTCTGGCTCGATACTGGAAACTTCTTTAATGCCAGAGTGCTCGATGCTGATCCGGGTGAATTGATTTTCGCCGGGTCGCAAATGGACGTGCTCGCGCTGGACGAGTGCGGATTCGGGAATGCCGTCGCATTGGTCGGCGGTAACCGCAAGCCACATTTCCCGGCATTCGGGCCCTACCTCGACAAAATCGAGCGTCTTCGCCGGATAGTGATCGCGGTGAAGGATATCCCGCTGCGGGAGGAATTGGCCCGTCGCTTTGGCAGGCATCGCTGCTGGGTCGTGGCGTGGCCTGAGGGGTGCGCTGGCGCCGCGGAGATGCTTCGCACCGTCGGCTCGGAGGCGGTCTCAGAGGCTCTCACAGCGGCCGTGCCGTATCCGATCGAGGGACTTCAGCGGATTGTCGGCGGTACGCTCGCGGGCCTACGTAGCCGGCCAGCTCCAGCGGTGATGTCGACTGGCACGATGAGTTCGGACAATGTGTTGAAATTCCCGACGGAAGGTCGATTGATCGTAGTCACCGGTTTTCCGTCCTCGGGCAAAACATCGTGGCTACGCTATGTGATGATCCACACCGCGAAGCGGCACGATCGCCGGTGGGTCGTGTTTTCTCCCGAGAGCCAGCCATGGGAGCAATTCGTCGCTCAGTGCGCTGAGGCTTACACGGGCAAGATATTTTATCCCGTGCAGGGCATTTCGGCCATGACGGATGACGAAATCGCCGATGCCGAGAAATTCCTTGGCGAGCACATCACGATGTTGGTCTGCGATGCTGAGAGGCAGGAACTAACGCTTGATTGGCTCTTGGAGCGGGCGGCGGCTTGTGTTCTCCGGGATGGCGCGACGGATTTCCTGATCGATCCGTGGAACGAGATGTCGCAGCATCGCGGCGATGTCTCGGAGACCGATTTCATCGGCCGGTGTTTGCAGCGCTGCAAGGGGTTCGGACTGCGCTATGGGTGCAATGTCTGGATTATCGCTCACCCGGGCAAACCATTGCCTCTCCGGCCCGGCGAGAAACGGAACGCGCCTGGACCATACGACATCTCGGGAAGCGCTCACTGGGCGAACAAGACCGATGTCGGTGTGACAATTCACAGCGCTGAGCCTGGACTGTCAGAGGTTCATGTCTGGAAGTGTCGGTTCCGCCGGTGGGGACAGAAAGGACGCCTCGCCACGATGGAGCACGATGAACTGACCGGGCGGTATTCATCGCCGACCATAGAATTTCCGGAGCCACCAAATGACCGATGAATTCAGAGGCTACGTCCCCTTAGACGACCCAGACCGTATGCCGACCCAAGCCGAGGTCGATGACGCCGGACAGTACACCGTGCCAATGATCAGGATTTTCGAGAAAATTCCTCCGGAGCAAATGGCTGGCGTGGTCTGTAGCCTGATCATGACTTTCTGCATGAAATTCGATGAACCAGAGAAAGCGTTGAAAATGCTACATGACGCGATCCTGGCTGCCATCCCGCAGATACAGGAAGCGGTGGAGGCAACCTGGCAATGAGCAATCCTATCCTGGACAATCCGGGCGCGTTATTTTTGCTCGACACGCTCTGGGCGTTGGACACGCACATGGCGGTCATCCGGCGGCGGATAGGGCCGATGGTGCAGGGCGACCTGTCCGTGCACGATATTCGCGATGCGGCGAACCGATATCGCGAAAAGCCGGTGCGGAGAGCGCCTGTCGTGGTGCCAGCGGTTGTTGAGCCTACCCTGGAGGAGTTGCTCCTGAACGACGAGCCGCTTCCGCCGACGTGGGCTATTCCGTTTGGCCGAGCGGGAAATCGGCCGCCCGATAATTCCGTGAGGTTGGTCAAACCCGGCACGTATCCCGTGCCGGCCGGTGGATTCAAAATGGGAGTTTTCAAATGAGCTACGCTTTCCGCAATTTGCCGATCCCGGCCGAACGTGATCCCGCGGCGACAGCATGGGGTTTCATGCTCGACCATCTCTATGCCGCGCGAGGTCGGAACGTCGCCAAACCCAGGCATTGGGACGAACATCAGGTTCTCCGGGCGGAAGCGTGCGAAGATCCCGAATGCTGGCTCGGGCCGTGCTGTCCTGGCACGCACATCTGGATCGTGATGCCGACGTTCAAGAAGATGCTCCAGCACTCTCCGGCGCTTCTTACGGAGCGAGACTGGTTGATCTCTGATGGCGCCGCAGCGTGACCAAGGGGGAACTCGTACGCCTCACGGATGACGCGCGACGGCGGTTCCCGGACATCGGGACTGAGATAGGCGTGATTGACGCGCTCGATGGCTGGATTGCGGTCTATTGGAAGCGCCTGGGCTTTCGATCGCGGCATCCTTCGATCGAGTTGGAGATCATCGAAAGTGGTTGAGAACAGCAAAATAGAATGGACCGATCATACTTTCTCGCCATGGGTCGGGTGCACCAAGGTCTCGCCGGCCTGTGATAATTGCTACGCCGAGGAACGGGCGAAGCGGTATGGCCAGGTCATATGGGGGAACAATCCTCGCAATCGGACAAGTCCGGCGTATTGGGTAAAGCCGATGAAATGGCACAGAGCCGCCCTCAAAACCGGCAAGCGGGTCCGTGTGTTTTGCGCCTCCCTTTCGGACGTGTTCGATAATCGGGCGCCCGCTGAATGGAGGGAAGACCTCTGGGCGGTGATTCGGTCGACATGGATGCTGGATTGGATGCTCCTAACCAAGCGACCGCAGAATATCCGGGAGATGACGAAATCCTTGGAGATTTGGTCCAATGTATGGATTGGGACCACGATCGAAAATCAGGACGAACTCAACCGCCGCCTGCCGTTCCTGCTGGAGACCTCGCCGGCGATCAGGTTTCTTTCGTGCGAACCATTGCTCGGTCCGCTGGAATTCCGACCGGACGATCTTTCTCGAGTTGGCCTTGTCATCGCCGGAGGCGAGAGCGGCGGGAAGGCAAGGGAAACGGATATCGAGTGGTTTCGTTCCCTGCGGGACCAGTGCACAGCGGCCGGTGTCCCATACTTCCACAAGCAGATGACGAAAAAGGCGCTGATCCCTGACGAATTCATGATCCGGCAGTGGCCAACATGACCGACATAGGCTGCGGTCATGGTTGGGTCTACCGCGCACCGGGAGGCGCCAGAGCGCCGTGCGGCGGACCTGAGGTCTGCGCCGAGTGTTACGCCGATCTGGCCCGGTTTGCCGCCTCACAGCCTCCCATGACGCCGGAACAGCGGGAATTGAGGGACCAATTGCAGGCGTCATTCGATCGGATGCGGAGGGAAGAGTGGTAGAAGTCGTTACCCGCTTCAAGGTTCTGCCGATCCGATGCCCGGCACATTTGGCTCTCGTGCGGTCCTGGGGCTGTTGCGTGCCATTCTGCACCCGATGCCCGATACACGCTCACCATGTCACCACGGTCGGCGCGGGCGGCGGTGACGATGCCACTGTCGGCCTGTGCTGGTGGCACCACGCCCAATGGCATCGCCTTGGCCGACGCACATGGGCGGACCTCCATGGCCTCGACCTTGTGGCGATCGCCGGGTGGAATGCTTTTCATTCGCGATATTTGGGAGTCTTGAAATGATCTGGACGCACGTATTCTATCGGGTAGCCTGTGTGTGGCGATGGGAATGGCTTACAGCCGCCGCCTGGGGGTCGCTCGCTCATTATCGCGCTGGTCTGGTAATCGCCTGCGTGGCGAGCGGCGGAGCGGTGTTGTGGGGGATTCCTCCGGCGTCCCCCTCTGTGCCCGCTCCGCTGATCGATGTCGGTCCTGGCCCGGCCGGTGGCCTGCCAGACGTAGAGGTGCCTACTCCGGAACCCGGGTCGTTGGTGGTTCTGATGTCGGCTGTTGTGGTGCTCGGATTGCTGCGGCGCGTGACAAGCCTTTCAAAACGGACAATCACCGTCGTCCGATCGATTGATTGATAGGGGCGCGAAAACAGGGCATATTGTCTCACCACACTTCTTTCGAAGGCGAGCGATCTCTTCTGCCATACGATACGGTTCGGACTGAAATTCGTACCTAATATGGTGGGCCTCGGACATTTTTACTAAATTGTCCCACATCTCCGCATCGGTCATGGCGCACCTACCAGCCGCAGCGGGTACAGGGACAGGCCAGCCAACACCCTGAGGCTGTCCTGAGGGGAAGCGAGGCGCCACATCCTGGCGGACTGCTGGACGAGCACCTGCCGCCTGTTTCTGCTGGCCGGGTCCAAAGCGACGTAATAGGTCTTGCCGTTGAGAGTAACGTGCATGGGGATTCTCCTGGGTTATTTGGAAAGAGCAATCCAGACTATTTCCGCCGTTGCAAAGTCACATTGGAGGAGGAAGCCAACCGGATCACCTCTGAATGCCAACCATGTATCCCAATCAAGAGTTGGCACAGCGGAGTGGTCCAAAAAGTGGAGCCTCCGGAGAAGGTTAAGGAATTCATGTTTGTTCATCATGTCAGTCTTCCTATTTGAAAATCATGGTGATGCCGCCCGACACGGACGGCACCTGGACGGTCGGCACGGTGTTCCAGTGGGTGTAGGCAAGCCAGAACGTGGCGAGCACGCCCAGAATGACTGCCCAACGGGTGAGAGTTTCGATCATGTGGTTATCCGATCCGTGTTGAATGCTTCCCGGCCTGTGCGTACGGCCGGTCATGAAAACGCATATCGCTGCCGGTGCTCCGTCCATTCCATGCGCGCGAGGTGTAGCAAGAGCGCAGTGTCAGATAAGCCGCGAGTAGCTCGGCCGCCGCATCCTCACGGTTGTCATACGGCTGGCTTTCCACCATGGCGCCTCTGCCGTTCCGCAAGTGTGCGGTCGCTATGTAGAAGATCGGGTTGCCTTGGGTATCTATCGTCATCATTGCCTCCTGGTCTCACCATGGACGGCGGCGTACCGCCGTCCGGAGCGAGATCAGGTCAGCCCTTGTGGTCATGCCAGTGAAGATGTCCGTCATGCTCGTGGGCGTGGTGACCCTGTGCGACGGCTTGACGGCTGACGGTGCGACCGGCGATTTGCTCTGCCCGGGCAATGGCCTGCTTTGCCAAGGCGGAACCAGTGGCCAGAATTAACCGATAGGCACAATTATCGGTGACGTTTGCCCGGTCATCCCAGCCGGTAAACGCAACGCCACCCGTCGGGCCTACGACTGCCTTCGCGCGGCCAGTGACCAGGGCGGACGATAGTTTGGCGATCGCCTCGCGGACCTCGGTCTTCCGCTGAGTGAAGGTCTGACCGGGACGGATTTTTGTGTCGCACGGCATTTTCGATATCCTTTGAAGGGAGTTGTCCGGGCAGTGTTTTGCCACTGCCCGGGTTGCGGATTGCTTACCAATCGAACGAGAAAGATGGCGCGGGAGCGGCCGACATCTCGACCTGGAGCGGTTTGTCGTCCAGATCAATCGCTCGGGCTGTAACCTCCGGCGCGCGCACCTCAGCGGCGTCTTCGAGGTCCAGGAACGCCGTGCGGCTGTCCCTGATGGCGCTGAGCGTCGCCTCATCGATCTCAGCCGCCGCGACATCGCCGGCCTTGACGATCTTGCGAGCCGCTTCCCGGGCGATCTCGATAGCCTTCCGGGCTTTCTCGGCCGCTTCGGGTGACAGCATCGAGGAGATAGCGCGCGCCTTGTTGGCGGCATCCCGGACGCCTTGCACGTCCAGGTTCCGGAGCCCGGTCTCCATGGTCGACAGCAAGTCTCGGATCTCGGAATTGATCGCGCGCACGGCCTCCACGTCATCTGCCGCGACCCGGCCAATCATCACATAGAGGCTGATTTGTGTGCGCTCGGCGCCGCGGTTGAACTCGGTGATAGTCTCCCGAGCATCTTCGATTGCCTGCGTCAGCCGATCGCGCTGGGCCTCTGGGCACAGAAGCCCGAAGGAACTGGGCGAGCAAATCGCGGTGATCAGGGAGCGCGCCTTGCTGCGGCATTTCACGGCCGCTTCATGCTCGTTCGGCAACTCGATAACCCGGTTTGTCTCCCAGACAGCGCGCCGTGCGCCGTCTTCCGCGATATGATCCGGCTCGATTTCGCGGGTGGCATAACTCACGTTGCCACGGATGGAGCTTTTGAGGGAGACCAGCAGACCCGGCCTTAGCGTTGAGATGTTCATGGTGCGTTGCCTATCAGATTGAGGGGTTGAACTGATCAGAAGTCGAGTTGACGGCCGGAAGCGGCAGCGGTGGCCGTTTCCGGAGTAGTAGCGGGACGGGCACGACCGACAGCCCATTCGCGGAGACGAGTGATTTTCTCAGCGGCGGTCTTAGCCATGGGAACGACGGTAAGCGTGGCGTTCAGAAGGTCTTGGACGGTCAGATCACGCGCGCCATCGGCGAAAGCCGCATACATCGCGTCAGGGACAAGGGCGGCGATCTCACTGCCCGTGAAGCCTTCGGTGGCCTTAGCGACATCGAAAGCCCAGAGGTCGTCACCGGGCTTGCGCCCATGGGCTTTGAGTGCGGCCACGATGATCTGTTCGCGCTCAGAGTGCGTAGGCAGGTCGATCCACCAAATCTCATCGAACCGGCCCTTCCTCATTAACTCGGGCGGCAATGAGGAGACATCGTTTGCCGTCGCAATCACAAACGCTTCGCCCGCTCTTTCCTGCATCCATGACAGGATTGACCCAAGAGCATCGGACGAAACACCGCCATCGGCCGCGCCTTGCGTCGCGCCGGCCAGGGCTTTTTCGATCTCGTCCAACCAAACGACGCAGCGACCGATAGCCTCGATGGTGCGCAGTGCACGGCGCAAGTTGCCCTCGCTCTCGCCGACGAATTTCGATTTGAGCGAACCAAGATCGAGGCGCAACAACGGCACGCCCCAGGCTGTGGCGATCGCTTTCGCGGTCAGCGATTTGCCGCAACCCGGAATGCCAACGAGCATGGCACCCTTCGGCGCCGGCAGACCATAAGCCCGAGCCGCTGGGCTGTAGGCTTGCCGGCGGGAGGTAAGCCAGGACTTCAGCACGTCCAAACCACCAACTGCGTCCAGGCCGCCCGGGATCGGGTCATACCATTCGAGCACTCGTTCACGCGCCACGACCCGCTTTTTCTCTTGGGCAACCGTGGTGGGATCGATGCGGCGGAGTTGAACGAGAGACCGCGCGTAGCAGGCCGCAGCTTCCTCACCGGACAGACCGACAGCAGCATCGATCGCGGCATCACGAGTGCCGTTCGGCGCGGCCGCGGCTTTGATCTCTTCCGGGAGCGAGTTGATCGCGGCATCAAGAATGCGGCCGATTTCAGCACGGTCCGGGAGCGTCCATTCGAGCACGGTCGCGTGGTTGGAAAGCTCGGGAGGAACATTGCCGTCCGGGCTGAGCACCACGACAGCTTGCGCGCTATCGCGGCCGATCATGGGCAGCATCCGCGTGAGGTTGCGGAGTTGACGGACCGTCGTCATGCCGATCGAGCCGGCCAGCCACGGCGGAAGGTCACGCATAATCCAGAGGCACCGCTCCCGGCCGCTACGGGCCCGCTCACCGATCTCGTTCAGCATCTCACCCGGGTCACGCGAACCCATGTTCACAGGCTTGCCGCCCATATCGCACACGCCGGCCGCGACATCCCATGTGCGGCACGTGTAGCCGGCGGCGGCAGCGGCCTCGAAGAGATAGCCCTCAACGCGCGCCTCTTCGCGGCTCACAACCCAAAGCAGAGGATTGCGTGCCCGCAGAAGCGCAGTGATATCAGCGCATTGTTCGGCGGCTTTAGATTTGATGATCATATCAGCGTGCTCCCAGACCGACGATGCGGCCAATAGCGGATGAAACGGCCTCGACCTCATAGCCATTCGCCAGGATCAGCCGCATTTTCTCAGGGGTGAAAGTCTTGGTTCCCGCCATCGCGGCGAGAAATTGCGCGTGGCGGCAAACCGGATAGACGGTTTCCGTGCCATACACGTTGCGGATTTCGACCTGAATTTTCATGATCATTCCTCCGGCCCGCAGGACAGGCACTCTTTGTGGCGCGGCGTGTAATCCCAGTACTTTTGACCGGGCCTAATGTCCCGGCCGCACCAATAGCAGGCGTGCGGCTTGCGTGCAGTTCTGAGGTATTCCATGGTGTTACTGCCGTAATTTCCCATAGTGAGGTAACTCCAAAGGCCGGACGGTATTGTCCGGGAGAAAATCTAAGGGAAATCGGGCCGGAAAGATAGCATTTATTTGCGTTGCCCTGCATTAATCTGGTAAGGCGCCCAAATGATGATCACACCAGAACAATGCCGCGCCGCCAGAGCATGGCTCGGTTGGAACCAGACCGAACTGGCGCAGAAAGCCCACGTCAACTCGCGATCGATCGCCGGCTTCGAACTCGGCCAAAACAGGCTGCTGCACAACAATCGAGAGGCGATCGCACGGGCCTTCACCGAGGCTGGTATCGTCATCTGGCAAGACGGGAGGGCGATAAGCAAAGCATGATCACCGTCGAAAGCGCGGCCAAGCACTACTCGGCCTACGCAGCGCTCTACACCCGGATGCTGACCGACGATCCGCTCCTTTGGCCTACCGTCGCCGTCATCGCCATGAGCATGTGCAACAGCGCTCGTGTCTCGGCCGCCCTCGGTCCTACGATGGCGCTGCATCGAATCCGTCCCCCACAAGGCACAGGAGACCCGCTCGAATGACCGACGGTAAATGGTTAGAAAGACTGATTGCCCGTGCCAATGACATATCCGACGGGCAAGCGGCCAAATTGGCGCTGGCACGCACGCGACCGAGTTCGCGACGCAAACTGGATTGGTGCCTGGTTTGTGGTGGCAATAAGCTCGATGACGGTAGCCTCGACCCTGATTGCCACCATTTATGGGGAGATATGCGATGACCAGCCCAGCATTCCATGCCGCCGCACGCGAAGCCAGAGCATGGCGCGGCCCGCTCATCCTCGCCGCGATTTACGCGGCGATGGCGGCAATCCCGTTCATCATCATCAAAGTGCTCCACATCCAATGAGCGAATGGATATTCCGCGCACCCTGGACCGCCGCTGACCTCAATTCGCAGGGCATGACGCACAGCGCGCTGATCCAGGCGCCCGGGCCCGGCCTCACGCTCCTCCTCGTTTCCAGTGACCCGAACGGCGTCGACTACGTGATCGTGCCCGCCAATCAACCAAAGGATACCCAATGACCGACCTCATGCCGCTCACCCAAGCTCTCGGCATCCTCGCCCGCGTGCACACCAGGGATGACCCAGAACTCGGCTGTATTGTCCTCATGGGTGCCACGCCGCCGCCGCTGTACGATAGCCACGCTGATTACACCGAAGCATGGCGTTCCGTCCGCCACGCCATCAACCTGCCATCAGCGCCGCCCGAAAAGCTATGAGCGAACTCAAATGGGTCTGGGCCAGCGAGCACGCCCAGGAACGAGCGATCGAACGCTGGGGCATCGAGCCGACACGCGAGGAATGGCGCGAACTCGCCATGATGATCCTCGACACAATCGCCGGCACCGCGCGCGCCCTCATGATCCGCAGAGACCTCGCCAACGGTCGCGAGCACTGGCTCATTGCCCTCCGAGGCCAGCGCCACCGTGTTCTCTGGGAGCCAAAAACAGCCAGCATTGTCACTGTTTTCGCGTAGGCTTGCGAAACCCTCACGCCATCGTGTAATGCGCGAAACGCACTCACGGAGAACACCCATGGCTTCCGCTCTCGGCTCACCCACCAAAGGCACCGTCAAAGCTCCCCCTCAGCATTCCGCGCCGATGAACACCTCGGTCGGATCAGGCTCGCGCCCGGGCAACGTCAAGTTCCCAATCGAGGACAGCGCGCCGGCCAACCCGCATACGCTCGACCGCGAACCGTTCGGCTCCAACCCGCTCGGCATGGGCAAGACCAGCCAGCAGGGCGCGTAAACCGATCCACGTGGGGGAGCGGCGCGGCGCGGTTCTTACCAAGCCAGCCGAAAGGCCACACAGGAGGCTCACGGCTGACAACATGACGCCGGCCCTCCACGGCAACCGCCGAACTCCCGCGGCGGAAGCCAACCTCCCAATAAGCGGTGATCCGGCATGAAAATCCCGACCGAGCTTCAGCCCATCATCAAGCGCCTCACAAACTGGCAGCGAAATCAATGGGCTCGCGCCGGATATCCGACAGACCAGAAGCGGCTCGCTCAATTCGCCGAAAAACGCAAAAGTGCGAGCCAGTGAGTTATGAACGACGCGCCGCCTCTCAAGAAGAAGCGAGGACCGCCAAAGGGCGTCAGATACGGCGGCGGCTCGCGTAAGGGCATCCCGAACAAGGTCGGCCGCGAAGATCGTCTCATCGCTCGCAAATATGGCCCAGACGCCTTGCTCGCTCTCGCCGTTCAGGCCGGCCTCACAAAGCCGCTGAAGCGCCTCCCGGACATCAAGCTCGCTCAGGCCGAGAGTGTGCAGCAGGGTGCCGCCCGTGAGCTCCTGGACCGCGCCTATGGTAAGCCGTCGCAGCCCATGGAACACACAGTGGACGAAACTTTCGAGGCGATCCTTGATCGTCTTGGGCGTTGACCTCTCAGCGTTCAGGCACGAACCCCCCCACCCCCCTTATTTGTTAAGGGCGCGCATTGAGGCGCGTGCGGGCTTTGCTCGTCACAGGGTCTTCAGACAGGTCTCTCTCCCATCCTTGCAGTTGCCCTGCTCGGTCAAGGCGTAGCCGGGCGGTGTGCCTAATGCTCGTAGGGCCGCGCGTTTGGTAATTCCTGATGGCACGCAAGGTCGGCGCGGCAGCATATTGATGGCGCGATGTAGCGGCGTTACGTTGGATTCGGTCTATGATGGGAGATGATCATGAGGAATTTTAATCTCTGGGAGATTGCCGGCGATGTCCGGACGACTATCGCGGCGATGCTCGTTCGCGGGACGCCACCGGAGCAAATCGCGCTCCAAACCGGCGCGTCGCTCAATGTTGTTCGTCTGATCGCGGCCAGCAGGCAGTGAGCAAGCTCGATTGGAGCAAGGCGCGGCGCCCGGGACTGTCTTACAGTCTGTCAGACAGTGCACGGGAGACGATGGGCGAACGCTGGTTGGCCGGGCAGCGGGAGAAACTTTGGAAGCGGCCGCCGTCGCACCGCACGCCGCGGCACAAAGATCAGGCCGGCGGCATCTGGATCGTCCAGGGCGCGGCCTCGCCGACCAATACCACTGGCTTTCGTCAGGTGCGCCATTTCAAGAGCGTGCGAGCGGCGCATAAGGCTGGATTTACGTGGGTGAAGGTGTAAACACTTCGGCGCGGAGATGTTCTGATGGCTGTCCCGACGAAAGAGATGATGGCGCAACTCATGCCCGACGTTCTCGCGCGCATCGACGATCTGAACTATGAGCCGGACGGCCGGACGCCGCGTCTCAGCGTCGATGCATCGGCAATGGCCCGGGAATACGCAAGACAGCGCTATCGGCGGGAACAGGCGCCTTTCAGGGAGCCGGTGCGGCCGTTTGAGCGTGAGCCGCCGCCGATAACGGAGGCGCTCGATGCGTCTCGGGAGAAAGATGTGCCGTTTACGCTTGTCGATGAGGCACAATGGGCATCGATGACGCGGGTGGAGCGGGATCGCTTGGTGCAGCAGGCTACGCAGCGCTACAGGAGACCACAACAGATGCCCTACGCGGCGGCATTGGCGACAGCGGAGGGAATGCAAGCGCTCGGGCGGGAGACACAGGGTCTCGGCAATGGTCTGGCGTCTGCCGGCCAGATCGAACGCGCCATGCTGGAGAATTACCGCGCGAGTCTGATGGCCGCATACCAGCCGCTGCCATCACCTGTCCCGGCACCAGAACCCGCGCCGCTCCGGACAACGCGCGAACTCGATCTCGATGACGGTCATGAGGTCGGCACGCCTGCCGTGGCGGTGCGCGCGATCGAACTGGAGTGATCCATGAGGCGATTGGGTGTAAACACTTTCGGCTGAGTGTAAACACCGGTGTAAACACTTGGCCTGGGTGTAAACACCTGCGGAGGGAACGATGCGCTGGCTTGATTGCCTTACGGATTGGATTGATCGTCGGGCGGACTGGCTCGAAGACCGAGCGCAGGATATTCGAGTACGCGGTGAGTTGAACCGCGAAATCGCGGCTATCAAGGCCGAGAATGAGGTGCGCATCTTCCGGGAAGCTGCTAGACGGATTGCTGCTCGCCGGCACTTTGGCGACACCGCGAAAGCTAAAATCACGGAGAACACCAATGCCTTTTGACGCTCTACCGGAGAAGCCCGATCTGTCAGTGCCGTCGGTGCGCGGGCTGGCGTGGCTGCTGAGGCGCCAGGACCAGTGGCCGGTCCGGTTCGACTGGAACTTCGCGGCGTGCTCGGCCTGCGCTATGCGGCTGGCATGGGAGCAATGGGCTGGCGATCGTCCGCAGGGGTATTTCTCTGTCGGTCATTTCACCCGGGATACGTTCGGCAATGATCTCATGTGCAATGCGTTCATACTGGGCGCGTATGAGCCCGTTCCCGACCGCGACGTGACCCCTGAGATGGTCGCGGATCGGCTGGACGAGCTTGCCCGGTGAGCGACTTGGCGCTGTTCGATACGCCTCTTCAGCGCGTCAGAGCGATGGGCTCGCATCAATCACACAATGCTCAAACGCATACGTGGCTGACGCCACCATTTATTCTGGAGGCGCTTGGCCTCTTCGCGCTCGACCCATGTGCCGCGCCGGAGCCGCGACCATGGCCGACTGCCGAGACGATGTGGACACGCGCTGACAACTCTTTGGCGCGGCCGTGGTTCGGTCGTGTCTGGCTCAACCCGCCGTATGGCCCGAGGGCACAAATCGCGCCGTGGATGCGACGCATGGCCGATCATGGGGTAGGGACCGCGCTGATATTTGCTCGGACCGAAACCGCGATATTCTTTGAGACAATATGGGAGCGAGCAACTGCCGTGCTGTTCATTAAGGGCCGCTTGGTATTTCATCGCGGCGATGGGACATTGCCACGGGCCGATCAAGGCGGCGGAAATGCTGGCGCTCCTTCGATCTTGATTGCCTATGGGGAGACCGATGCTTTGCGGCTACGGGATTGTGGTATTCCGGGCAAGTGGTTACGGCTACGTGCGGACGGCGGGATGTTCATGGAGATCGCGGCGGAATGATCGAGGATTGGGAAAAGGCGCGGCACGAGATCGATGTCGCGGCGGCTGTGTCGCGTGGCGTTTCAGCGGCGCTCATTGCTGCTCTCGACACGCTGACGCCAGACGATCGGTGTGCACTGTTCTCGCTCTATTGTCCGCATTGCGGTGCGGCCGATACAAAATGTATCTGCTGGAAGGACTGTTGAAATGGGCATAGATCCGATGGAGGCTGAGCGGCGTCCGGGACTGCTGCGGGAGGAGTTGCGCAGGCGGAAGCGACGGCCCTCGATGCCCGGGCTGGATAGGGCGACGCTACTGAAGGCGTGGGGTGAGGCGCAGGCGGAAGCGCGTGATGCCGCCGTGCTACGGACGGCCTCGCTGAAGTCCTGGGCCGAGACGCAGCCAGATGCCGGTGATCTCCTGGCGCTATTCAGGGACGAGTGAGATGCCAGACGATACTCCTGAATTCGTTCGAACCGCATGGTCACACTCAAAACTTGTGATCGTGGCGACGCTGGCCGAGGGGCCGTCAGCCGGTGGGCAGGTTGTTTGCCTGGCATCCCGGAAAATGTTTCGTGAGCAATTACCACGGGTCGCTCGCAGCGCTCGGAGCCAGCGCGTCATGGATAGCTTGCGCGGCGCTATTCGTGGTCAGGTTATGCGTGGGATTGATGGTCTCACGCCCGAAACCGACAAGGATTTCATGGATGATCTCGCCTCGCTGATGGCGGCTCAGTTGACCATGGGAGAGCAAGCGCTGGACGGCACCGGGCTGTTTTCGTTGATGTTCGCGATCAATCCGGACGAAACCCGCCCATGGACTGAGCGAGGATTTCTCAGTGCCTCAGATGCTCGCGCGTCGTTGTGATGACGACACTCACTGAGGCGGCGGAGATGCTGCGGTCCGCCGTCTGGACCGTCACGCCGCCTCGGACGAAAGCGGACTTGCATTTGTTTCGGCCGCATCGGAAATATCCGTGGTTCTGTGCCCACTGCGGCTATGGGCCCGGCGAACCGCTCAAGCACGTCCAGGAGATAATCGCAGGTGACGACCCTCGCTGATGCTCGCATGGCCCGCCGTGTCGAGGGCCTTCGCCGGCTCCGGGAGGATTTGACGCTCTATGCATCCGAAGCACTGCGGATCAAGGGCAAGGACGGGCAGATAATTCCCCTTGTTTTCAATCGTGCGCAGCAGTTTCTTCATAAAAAGTTGGAAGATCAGAAGCGTCGCACCGGGAAAGTCCGGGCGATCATCGGTAAGGGCCGGCAGGGCGGCGTGAGCACGTACGTTGGCGCGCGGTTTTTCCACCGGACGACGATGTATCGTGGCACCGAGACGTTCATCCTGACGCACGAGCAAGACGCGACGGACACTCTGTTTGAGATGGTCGAGCGGTTCCACGAGCACTGTCCGCTGAAGCCGTCGACAAGCGTCAACAACGCCAAGGAACTGACCTTCGATAAGCTGGACGGCGGCTACAGTGTCGGTACGGCCGGCACCAAGGCGCGTGGCAGGTCCAAGACCGTGCACCTTCTACACGGCTCAGAGGTGGCGTTCTGGCCGAATGCGGCCGAGCATTTCGCTGGTGTGGTGCAGACGGTTCCTGACCTTCCTGGCACAGAGATTATCCTGGAGAGCACGGGCAATGGCCCATGGGGAGAATTCTACGAGCGCTGGCAAAGAGCGGAAGCAAGAACAGGGGATTACGAGGCGATCTTCGCTCCATGGTTCTGGACAGAAGATTATACGCGACCAGTGCCAGAAGGGTTTAGCCTGACCGATGAGGAGCGCCGTTACCGCGATTTGTATTCTCTGACAGAAGGTCAAATGGTGTGGCGGCGCGCGAAAATGGACGAGTTGCGAGACCCGAGATTGTTCAAGCAGGAGTACGCGGCGAATGCGGTGGAGATGTTCGAAGCCAGCGGGCGGCAGAGCTACATCGATCCGGAACTGGTTGTCGCGGCACGAAAGCGCAGCCTTGATGGTGTTGGGCCTCTTGTTGTTGGTGTCGACCCTGCACGATTTGGAGATGATCGGTTTTCTGTTGCTTGGCGCCGCGGCCGGAAAGTCATGCAGGTAGAATCCCGATCAAAGATTGGGACGGTTGAGGCATTGGCGTGGCTCCGGGATATCATCGATCTGCACAAGCCGGCGCGGATGTTCATCGATGCGGGCGGTGGCGGAGATCGGCTATTCGATCTGCTTGTGTCCTGGGGAGAACCGTACTCCTCGTGCATGGTGCTGGTGAACTTCGGGAGCGCGCCGCAGACCGAGATGCTGATCGCGGACGATGGGACGAAGCGGGCGGGTCCGGCGAACCGGCGGGCCGAGATGTGGATGCGCTCGAAGGAGTGGCTGGAACAGGTCGGTGGTGCTGATTTGCCGGACGAAGACGGATTGCAGGCGGACGCCGCGGCGCCTGGATACACCTACAGGACGACGGACCAGAGGTTGGTGCTGGAGAGCAAGGAACAGATACGCGCCCGTGGGGTGCGGTCGCCGGACGAATGGGACGCAATCGCGTTGACGTTCGCGGAACCAGTACGGGATCGGCCGGTGCGGAACTCGCCACGTGCGCCGAGGATGCAGACCGGCGGCGGTGCCCGGGATGATTGGATGGGCCTGTAAATACCTCTTCCTTCTGTCTGACAGTCACTGTATGACAGTGGCCGATTGAAAATTGGAATCGGCGGTGGCGAAGGCGACAACCAGCAAGACGACGATGCTCAGCGTTCGGCTTCCGAATGATCTGTACGCGCGTTTAGTTGCCCGTTGCGACACCAATCGGGCAACAATGGGAATGACTGTTTCGGCTCTTTTGGAGCGAGCTTTAGGGCCGGTCATTCTGCCGGAATTGGCGCAAGGCCCTCCCGTGGTGACTGTTGAGGTTCGCCGGCGCCGGTTGGCCGAGATCGCCCAGCACCCGAAAGTGGCGCCGACGGTGCCCGTGCTGGACGAAAGCAAGCTGGCTCTGGTTGCGCCGGAGAAGCCGCCGCCGCGTCCCGTGGGCGCTCCGGTCGAGCCGTTTTTCCGTGGTGGGCAGAAGCCGAAAAAGGGGAGAGGGAAATCATGAGCTACATCGTGAAAGCAGGGGCGTACCAAATCACCTATGATAGCCTGCGGGAAGCGGCCGTCGATGCGAGTTTTTGGTGCGATAGGGGCAAGAATGCGGAGATTGTCTCCGCCGGCCCGACGGTCGCGGATGTTCTGCGGGTGCTGAAAGCGAGGCGGGATGATGCAGCAAGTGAGTTGCGTTACATGGCCTTCGAAGAGGCGATCGCGTTGGTGAGGCAACTGACGTGACAATGCTCTTTAGCTCGATCGGCGCCGTGGTCGGTCTCGGGTTCTTGCTGCACGGTGCCAAGCTGGTCGGTGGTGAGCCGGCCGTGTGGTGCGCGCTGGGCGCGTGGGTGACGGTCTGGGCCGGTGTCATCGCGATTGTGGCGCGTCCATGAGCGACCTGATCAACGGCGTGCTCGGGCTGCTGCTGATCCTGGTGCTTGCCGTGGGCCTTGTGTTGGGTCTGGCGGGCATCTTCTTGTTCGTGTGGGCGAACATCATCATGGCCGGTCTGGTGCTCGGCGTGACGGTGTTCGTCCTGGGTCTGGTGAAACTCTGGGAGTGGGGAACCTCTTGGCGGAGGAGAAAGTGATGCGGGCGAAGTATGTCGAGATCCTCACGGCCGAGGATCGCTGCCGCAGAGTGGCCGAAAAATGGAAGCGAGAGCAATTCAGAGCAGGATCATGGATACATTCCAGCGGAGCGGATATTTACGAGCGCCTCGTCGCTTTGGGCGACAAGCCTCGGCCCGATGCGGTGGCTGAAATTATCGGGAATAAGTCGTGGTCGCACATCTCTTGCGCTGGGTGTCAAGCCGAGGTCGAGCGCGCTGTCTCGATCGGTGAATACGAGTCGCGCGCCTACTGCCCGACGTGCATCGCTGAGGCGGCTGAGATTTTGGGAGAGCAATCATGACCTGGAAACGCGAAGGCAACATCATTCGCGGCGTCGATGAAAGCGGAGAGGCGCTCTGGTGGACTGAAGTGAACCAAACTACCCGCGGCTGGAACGAGAACGTCAAGATCGAACGCATCGCCGCCAAACTTGGCGCGGCCGAGGACATGGAACGGGCGCTGAAGGCGCTGCTCGCCGAATACCGAGAAACGTGGCTCGGTGAAGGTGGGGGCCGTGGCGCCTTCGAGAGGCGGGAAGTGGTTGAGGACGCACAGCGCGCCCTACGCCGCGCCGCCGAAGAGGAACCGTGAACGCTGAATTCGAGCGCGACATGAAGATCGCCGAGAAACACGGCTGGCATCCTTGGGCTGTCTGGATGCTTCAGTTCAAAATCTTGTCCGGCATTTATCGGGATGAGCCGCCGGACGAGCCGCTTCTCTCACCTGAGGCAGAGGATCGCGTCGTCGCGGCCTTCAGAGCGCTCAGGCAGGAGACAGCATCATGACCGAGGAAGAGGCCAAGAAGCTGTGGTGTCCGTTCGCGGCGTCGCGCGCGGTCAGTGTGCAAACCGGGCCGGCCACGCTGAAAGCCGCTTATCTTCGCAACCAGCAAGAGGACAAACTCAGCATTTTTTGCGTCGGTTCTCTGTGCATGGCGTGGCGACTTGGCGATCCTACGCCCAATCGATATGGCGGATTTACTTCTTCAGGCTACTGTGGATTGGCGGGCAAGCCATGACCGACGAAATTCGAGACCGCGTGCGTGCGGCGCTCGCCGCCAGCCGCGTTGCCCGCTCGCCGGCGTTTGAACCTATCGCGTGTGCTTGCATGGGACGGAAGCCCGGGCACGTTCTGTGCCCCTGCCAGGAGCGCCGCTTCATCGCGTGGCTTTCCGAGGGGGGTTACGCGATCGTCCGCCGTAGGGCGACCCGCGACATGATCCTTGAGGGTTCGGAGTACAGCGACTTTGAAGATATCTGGGACGCGATGCTTGCTGCCGCGGAGAAGGATTGACCGCCAACGGCGCATTTGCCGTATGGTGGGGGCGGAAACAGGAGTTCCAGCCATGGCGAAGTCAGGCTCGACCCGCAAAACTGGGTCTTATCACGGCAAAAGTAACAAACTCGGACACGGCGGGCGGGCCGCGCAACTTGAAGCACAGGGCGTACCGAAGGCGGTCATCGGGCAGATCGCTCGCCGCAAGGGCGCCGCGCCCGGTGGTCCGCACTATCACGGCGGGAAGAAATAGGCCATGCCGCGCAGCGCCAAGGCCAAGACACCCGCGCAAAAACGCCAGTGGGATCACGTCGAGCAAAGTATGCTTGACCGTGGCGCTTCGCCAAAACGGGCCGCGATGGCAGCGAATGCCGTGGTTCGCGATCATCCGTCGAAAAAACGGTCGAAGGGTTACGCCGACGGCGGCGAGGTCGATCCGTTCAGGCAGGGCTTTCCACCAGCGGACCCAGGCGAGCGACGCAATCGGCTGGCGGACATCGACCGCATGATGAAGAAAGAGGCGGCCGACCGGAAGAAAGACCCAGATCCGACTGGCTTCAAGAAAGGCGGCGCCGTGCGCAAAGTGACCGGAAAGCCAATCGGCAGGGACGACGGTCTGATCGCTGCCCAGAGGGGTGAATACGTGGTAAAGCGCGCGTCCGTCCAGAAATACGGCGAGCCGAAGATGGCCGCTGTCAACGCCGGCACCGCGAAGATCACAACACGGAGGAAATCGAAATGACAGCGGATCAGATAATTCAGGAAGCAATGAAACGGATAGATTCTGCTAAGGAAGACGCCACCTCCGTTAGAGCGCTCAATGCAATGCTCGCCATTTGGCCAGCGGACAGCAAGGGCATCGCCGCTGAGGCAGCCAAACATGGCATGGGCCGCCTTGAAACCAATGAACAGGGCGTGATCACAAAGATTTGTTATCCGAATGGCGAGCTTCTCCGGCACAACGAGGCGGGCGGCACGACGATCAAGAAGGTCGAAGCTTCTGCCGACTGGACGATTGTTGTTGATCCTCAGACAGTCCGCCAGCGCGAAGCGGAGGCCATGCTGGCCGACCCGGAGTGCCAGCCTGTGACGGCGCAGATGGTTGAGGCTGGAATGGCGGCTTTCCAGGCTGGCGAAGATGATTTCAAGGCATCAGATGTTACAATGATCTACCGCGCGATGGCGGCGCTCGCGCCGGATGGACTTGCGCCAGTGCTGGCCGAAGCTACAGACACGTTCCAACGCCTCCAACTTCGCGTCGACTCACTGCATGAAACCGCACGGCGGTTATATGATGAACGCAATGCGGCTCGGGCTGACGCGATTGAAGCCGGAAATGAAATCCGCCGGCTGCGCATGGAGAACTTGACCCAGCGCGATCGGATCGAGGGCCTGGAAGGCGAGGCAGCGGCAATGGAGATCCTGCGCGGCCATGACGCAGAGACGATCGCAAGCCTGTCTGACGCACTGATGCGCGTCAACGACCAAGGCAAACGCGATTACATCGGGCCGACTGAGACGGTGGAGACCACTGCGGGACCGGTCAAACAGGCCGTGCCAGACCCAGTGCACGAGAACTTTCACCGGGCGATCGGCGACGTGATCGACGGCAAGGTGATGTCCGGAGCGCGCGAGCAAATGCGAAAGGCTCTGGATAGTGTTCCCAAGGAAAAGGCGCCATTCCCGGTTAAAATCGGCTTTGGCGATCCGAGGCGCATTGGTGGATGAGCATCGCGCTCCACAACTTCGGGCCGGATGGCCGGTGCACGAATAAAAACAACGGCGAGAAGCCATGTGGCAAGCGGCTGAGCGATATCAGCTTCGCCGCCTACGATCGGGAATGGCTCGGGAAACAGGAAATCTCCTGCCGTGGTGCGTTGCTTGAGGACGAACAGCGCGAAATCATGATCGCCGTCGAGGCCATCTGGCGTCTCAGCAAGAACGAGGGGTAAGGTCGCCTCGACTGATAGGGAATCGACCCATGAAAAACGCCGTGCTGACACCCTCGATCGAGATGCACCCGGGCAAGAAGAAGGCCGCTCACAAGCCGAAGCGCAAGGGCGCCATGAAGATGCCGGAACCGGTGAAGCCGGACGAAGCGTTCAACCGGAACTTCACGAAGGGCGGCACGCCGCGGCTATCCGCTCAGATGACGCCGCCGAGACAGCGGTGAACGAAGGCACCGTCATCGCCGGCAAGAGTTACGCCCTGACGATTACCTTCACGGTGAGCGAGGACGGGCGGTACTGCGAGGATGTCCAGACCATCGATACCGCTGGATTGCCGGTCATGATGATCGCCGGATTGCTTAACGACCTCAGTCACCAGCTTTACGACGGCAGGGTGACGACCAGCACGCATCCCATGAACTGACGGAGCACACCCATGAAATCTCCCTCTCCCGGCCCGAACTCGACAAAACCCACCATGGAGCGCGACCAGGGCTCGATCCGTGGCTCCGGCATCAATAAAGGAATGCAGAAGGCCGACATTCCTCAAATTAAGGCCGTCAACACGTATGGTCGGCCGACACAAAAGCAGTCTTTATAAAAGACTATGGCCACTCTGCTGGAACGATTTGAGGCGAAGTACATCCCGGAGCCAAATTCCGGATGCTGGTTGTGGGCCGGCGCATGGTCATGGCAGACCGGCTACGGATTCATCGCAGATGACGCTGGCAAGCAAGAATTGGCTCATCGAGTGGCTTATCGTCTATTTACAGGGCCAATTCCGGAGGGTCTTGAACTGGACCATCTTTGTAGGGTCCGATGCTGCGTAAATCCGGCTCATCTGGAGGCCGTGACTCGCAAGATTAACATCCGGCGAGGGAATACTGGCAAGACGGCAGCGCAGCGCCAACTCGCGAAAACCCATTGCAAAGCCGGGCACCCATATTCAGAAGAGAATACTATTCGCAAACCTGGACGCGAAGGCCGCGGCCGTCGCCTTTGTCGTATATGCGACGGTATCTATCAGACAAGGAATCTGGAAAAACAACGCCAAGCAAGGCTGGCGCGGCCTCCGAAGCCGCCGAAAACGCAATTCAAATGCGGCCATCCCTATATCGAAGACAACATCATGCGCCGCTCGACCAGCACGAGAAATAGACAGGGAGGTGAATGTAAGGAATGTAACCGCCTTCGTGCCGCAGCGCACTATTATGCGAACCTCGAACAAAGTCGAGCGGCCTTGCGGGAAAGGTATCGTCTTCGCTGTGTTGCCGCCTAAACGCCGCACAGAGTCGTGCAACTCATGGTGCGTTGTGGATCAGACTGGGTATTGCATATATTGTGGTTTCCCAAGGGACAGAAGCCAGATGGCAGTCAGAATTTACGATGTGACCAGAGACGAGACCAGGGAAGCATCCCAATGGGACATCGACCGGCTGGAACTGGTCTCCAATGCGTACGGAGAATTGCGTAGGCAGGTCGAGCAAGCCCATCAGAACCTGCTGGCCAAGCTGGCCGATCTCCGGCAGCGGCAATCCATGATCGCGATGTCTGATGTGGCTACGGACCCGACAGAAGATGACTCCTGATGAACAGTGACCTGATCATCACGCTGCTGCTGCTGGCCGCCTGCGGTGCCTGTGCGGTCAGCGTGGTGGTCGCCGCGTCGATGGTGCTGGGATGACATCGGCCCGCGTCCGGATCGGCAAGGTGACGCTCAAAGGGGGCGCTGAGTTGCGCATCTATGAGCGGCCTATCCCGTCTTCGCCTGTGACAGCGGCCCTACGCAAGTGGAGTACCGGTATCCTGAACTGTGACCCTCCGCCTGATGCGATCGCCTGTGCATCGTTCGTTTTTCACGAAGAGACCGGTCAGTACTGGGTATCAACAACATGGTGGTCATCCCACCCGCGATTCCCTATAAGCATGTTGCCTGACATGACACGAGCCTCTCTTATAGGGGACATGACGGAAGCGATGGTCGAGGGCCGGATCATGCGCAACCTGGGGTATCGTCCCGTTGATCCGGATGGAGCCGCATGAAGCGTCGCCGCAATTACCGCGAAATCAGAGATACGGTGCCCGAGGGAAGCCGGTGGACCGCATGGGAATTTCCCACACACCGGAGCTATCGCTTGGCGTGCTGCGATTGCGGGCTTGTCCATGAAATGGATTTCCGCGTCGATCACGGCGAACTACTCAAGAGAGACGGCCGCGTGGTTCGTCGGAAATCGGGACACGTCTCTTTCCGTGTTGCCCGGGACAATCGAGCGACTGCCATGCTCCGACGGCACAAGGAGCCGACCCTCAACAAGACCTTCCTGTATCACGCCGCGGACTCGCTGATCGCGCTCTACGCTGAGTGCCCGGATCAATTGGATGGATTTCTGCGGCGGTTTCGGGCCAAGGTGAAGCAGAAGATCGCCGAGAAAAAGACCTGATGCCGCTGATCACCTGGAACACGGTGGAATTCTACGACCCGGCCACGGCCGAGGATGCGATCATGTATCTGGGCTTTTCCGGGCACGGCACGTACTCTATCAAGCGGCCGGCGACGTTGCCGGGAAAGTCTCGCCGCCAGCAGAAGAACATCGCGCTCGATGCGATCGAGGCCGCGATCGACGCGGGTGACGAGCCGGGCAATGTGAGCGAAAAGCACTGGAAAGCGGCCGAAGAACGATATCTCGCGCGCAGCGCGTTCTGACAGGAGAGAAATATGGCGGCCCAGGTCCAAATCGGCGATCCGCTCAACATGGCCGGCTTCACCCAACTGATGGACGGCACGACGCTGTTCTCCGCGCCGGCGACGGGATGGAACCAACCGCCCTACCCGCTGCCTGTCGCACCGTATCCGCCGCTGAGTGAGACCACGCAATGGAGCGCGGGTTTCTCGCAGGACGAAGCGCAGCAGACCAACGGCCTGGGCCAGATCGTTGGAGCATTCCTGAATCCCGGAACCGAGGCCGAGGCTTACCTGACGAAGACCGGCATGAATTTGCTCGGGACCACATGCATGACATCGCCCGGTCCGCAGGGGCCGTTGACGATCCAGCCGCGGCTGTTGACGCCTGCCGAGAAGACGCTACTCGGACCGTCATTCGCCAATCAGACAATCCTTTCTGGTGCCGCCGTCACATTCCCGAACGGTAATCCGGCTCCGGCGTATTTCGAATGGACCGCCCAGGTGCCGTCGGGCAAAGGCATGTGGGGGGCGCTCTGGATCCTGCCGAACATTGGGAAGTGGCCGGCGGGCGAGTTCGACTTGATTGAATTGGTCAACCCAACGGGCACGCAATGGATGCTGACGACCTCGATCCATACCAACGACCCGAACTGGCTCGCCAAGGTCAAGCTGCTCAACCCGCAGCCGCAGTACATCGCGGCTGGTGGTCCGCCGAACGCGACGGCGACCTTTACGATGCCGATCGATTTCGATCCAGGCGCGGGACCACACAAGTACGGCGCGCTGATGACGGATGACGTGAACGCGGCTTTCGTCGACGACAAATGCATGTTTGTTTGGCCGGCGACCAACGATCTGAACGGCCCGGATATTCCGGTGTATCCGATCAACAACCTGGCGATCGGCAGTAATCCGAATAGCTGGGTGGGAGCTCCTCCGGCTGGAACCACGTCGTTCGAGCCAATGATCATCAGCGACTTCCGTGTGTTTACCGTCCCGGCAAACTACGCGACGGCGACGGGCGCTACAGGCGCTACGGGAGCGACCGGAAGCACGGGCGCGACCGGATCAACGGGAGGCGGCAGCACGGGCGCCACGGGAGCGACTGGCGCAACCGGTCCGGTCTCCGCATCGCCCTCAGGCACGGCCATCACGCCGGGTGTCGGTTCGATCGTCGATACCTCCGGGAACGTCTACACCATCACCACGGCCGGCTTGGCGCTTGAGAACGGCGCACCCATGCCGGACGGCGATGGGACGGCGCAACTTGTCTGGTATAATGGCGGTCTCTACGGGCAGGCCATACCAGCCCAGGGAAGCGGCTGGTATCTCTGGACCGGGCCCGGAGGCTGGTCACCGGCAACATCTCCCGTGGTCGGTGTCCCGGTCACTGTCGCGACGGCGCTGACGGATATCGCTGCGGTGAAGACGCAAATCCTCGCCGCACAGGCCAAGGCAGGCTCAGCGCTGGTCAAGGCCGATCTGACGCTGGCGCTGACCGCGCTGGCGAAGGTCCAGAGTGATGTGGGGAATCTCCCATGAAGAAGGAACTCCTCAGTAGCGCGGCGCGTGATGTCGTCGATGATGCCGGCAATCCGATTCCGGTGCGCCGGATCAATATCGCCGCGCTACCCAAGATCGATCCGGAAGCGCTTCCCGGCCTACCGGATGACATGGAGGCGCACCTCATGAACGACATCGGTCAAGAGCCGATGATCGTTCTGTTCCACCCAGCGAGCGAACTCCACATCAAGGTGCCGGTATCGGAGCACGAAAACATCGGGCCGTGGGTCGAGAAGCTGAATTTCGCACGGCTAAAGCAGGCGATGGGCGAACCACCAGAAGGAGATGCATACCGTGTCTGAAACCGAAATCTTATTGGATATAGAAACTCATTTTTCGACAAACGGATGGCTGATCTTCGACGGCACCGGGAAACAACTGGCGGTGACGATGCTCACTCCGACGAGAATTCTCTCTGAGGCGCCGGGAAAAACGATGAGCGACAAACTGCGCTGGGTCATCGAGTCCGGGCAGATTGTTCCCGAGGATCGGTGGCGCTGATGGATGAGATTGCGGAGTTGCTGAAGGGCTACACTGTGACTTTTGGCGCTGCCCATGTCGTGTTTGTTTGTGGGCATGACTGGTGTGGTCCGCCGGCGGAAATTCCGAAGGAATGCCCGGTCTGCAAGCTGACCATCGATGGCGAGTGTGTTGACCTCGAACGACCAAGGATAGGCCATGCCGAAAGATGATTGGTTCTGGGCATGTGGAACCGATGGCCCGGTCGGAGACCGCTTTATTATTGAAAACGGCCAGGAAGCTCTCTGGCGTCGGGTCCGGATTGCAATTGATCGAGATGAGAAGTGCGCGTGGATGCCCATCTACAGGTTTAACCAAGGCGCGTCAATCGAGGATATTCTCGATATGATGCTGACCGTGGTGCCGACTTACGGTGTAAATCTCAACCGGTTCGTATTCGAGGCGGCGAAGATACCAATGTTCGCGACTTTCTTGCGCAATGCCCGGGCCGATCTCTGCAATTACGTCTCAAATCCGATTCACAAGGAGCCACAGGTGCCCGAGCCATATACCAACGAAAATATGCGCAGGCTTGGAGGGATCGTCAGTAGGACACTCCGCTGTGACGAAGACTGGTTTTGAATGGAGCATCGGACCATGGACAAGCTGAAATATAAGCCGACAAAAGCACAACTGGCGTTGGCCAACCGCATTTCCCAAGATACTTACGGCGAGAAGGGTTGTATCGTGCCGCTGACCCGATGCGGTGAATTTTGCGCATTTCCGATGTTAAACTGGCCGGGCTTTTGGAGTGACAAACCGGCAGATGAATTGGTCTGGATGGCTGTCGCGGCGCGTGTCAATGATGTCATTCGTCTGGACCATAGCTGGTCGCTCGGGTTTTGCCGGCCGCCGCACGAACCGTGGGGGTTTGTGAGTGAGCCCTACACGACTTCCGTGAAATCACTGGAGCAAGACGTTCAGCAGGTTTCCGATCTTTTGGAATCATGGGCCATTCGGGTGGCGGCTTATCCAGCAAGTGAAGCGGCATGGAATGCGCCGCACTGCACACCGATCGCGGTGACATTCATGAAAGATTGTTGGCCTGAGACAATCCGACAGGCATTCCGGTGGCTGGCTGACCATGCCTGATTTTACATTGGGCCCAATGCGTCCCTCCGATCCCGCCGCGACGCTCGCCAAGGCCGCTGAGAAGCTGGGCATTCCTGTGCCGCCGGTCAATGAGGCCCAGGTCGAGCATGTGGCGCGGGCGATCCGGGATGAGTTCAATAAGTGGTCGGAAAGCCCCTATGAACAAATGAGCGAGAGCGATGCTACGGATTGCGCCCGAGCCGCGATCGCCGCGATGGACAAATCATGACCAAGAGATTTGGCATTCCCCTGTGCGTCACCGATTGGTCGAAGCTGAAAATCGTCGACGGTGTGATCCACTATCGGATTTATCAGCAGGACGGCACAATCCAGGCGATGACCTGTGCTGATACCGTGGAGAACCGCAATTTTGTGTCCTGGGTCCAAATCCACGACAGGTTTGCCGGTGCGACCATGCCGCCGCCGCTGAGCCAACGGCCTTGACAAGAAAAAGCCCGCCAAGATGATGACGGGCCTTTGAGTTTTTGGGGGGAAACGTCCGTGCGCAGAGGGTGCGTCGCGGACTGATTCGTCAAGCGGCTTGCTTTTTCCTTCGACATAACCCTATCGTGATCGAGCGTACCGGTTCGCGGCTCACCGGGTTCCCCTCCACCGCCAAGAGCGGGTAACAAATGGCCGATAGTCCCCTTCGCGCGCCGGATTCCGGGCGCGTGCGTATGCCGCCAACTGATAGCGCCATGGTTAAGGTCGCGCCTCGCGATCTGTCCAATTTCGACGACAAGGGCATTGTCAGACTGAGCAACAAAGCTCCTGAGGGAGCCGAAGCCAAAAAGGCGAAGTTGCTCGATCGAATTCGAAAAAGAATGGAAAAATGCATTTCTTCCGAGAGCGAGATGCGGAAGTCCGGTCTGGACGACAAGCTATTCCGGGTTGGCGAACAGTGGCCGACCGCGATAATGGCGCAACGAAATATCGACAAAAGGCCATGTTTAACAATCAATAAGCTGCCGACGTTCATACATCAGATCGTGAACGATCAGCGCCAGAACCGGCCGGCGATCAACATTTCTCCGGTGGGCGATCGAGGCGATAGTGATGTCGCCAAACTCTACCGCGGCATGATCCGGTTCATCGAGCGGGATTGCTCGGCGGACATCGCTTATGACACGGCTTTTGACGATGCCGTGACAATGGGTTGGGGATTTTTTCGCATCCTCACTGAATGGGAAGCTCCGGACAGCTTCAATCTCGTGCTGGTTGTGCGGCGCATCCGGAATGCCTTCACGGTCTACCTCGATCCTGCGCACCAAGATCCGACCGGTGCGGACGCCAAATATGCGTTCGTCACGGAGATGATCACGCGGGACGAGTTCAAAGAGAAATATCCGGATGTCCCGGAGATGCCCTACACGGACGCCGGTATTGGCGAGAAGATGTCAACCTGGGCATCTAAAGACGAAATCCGGATCGCTGAGTATTTCGAGATCGAGTACGACACCAAAATACTTGTGAAGCTCGACAATGGGCATGTCGGGTGGAAGGACGAACTCGACGATATTGTGAAGGCCAAGATTAAGCGCAATCGAGTGAAAGTAGTCGATGAGCGCGAGAGCCGGGTGCCCAAGGTCATGTGGTACAAGGTGACCGCGACCGATGTCCTCATGGAGCGTGAATGGCTGGGTTCTACTATACCAGTAGTTAAAGTTATTGGTGAGGAAACCGACGTTGAGGGTAAATCTAAGCTGTCCGGTATCATCCGCAACGCGAAAGACCCACAGCGGATGTTTAACTACTGGAAGACGGCCGAGACAGAACTGATCGCGCTTCAGCCGAAGTCGCCTTGGGTGGTGGAAGAGGGCCAGATCGAGGGCCACGAGGACGAGTTCAAAAACGCGAACGTCAAGAACATCCCATATCTGTCCTACAAGGGCACCTCGGTAGCCGGTCATCCGGCGCCTCCGCCGCAGCGTCAGCCCATGGCGGGCATTCCGGCGGGTATTGAGGCGGCGATCGCTGGGGCAGCGCAGGACATGATGGCGACGACCGGGATCCGGTTCGACGCCACGATGAACGAGCGGATGATCGACGAGTCCGGGAAGGCGATCCGGGAACTTCGCCGCTCGGGCGATATCGGAGCATTCCACTACATCGACAACCTCGCTCGCTCGCTGAAGCGCGCTGGGGAGATCATGGTCGAACTGATCCCCAAAGTTTACGATGAGCCGCGGGTGCTCACGATCTTGCGCGAGGACGAGAAAGAGGAACAGGTCAAGATCGATCCGAACATGAACCGGGCCTCTGGGGAGGAGCGCCGGCCGGATGGGAAGGTCCGCAAACTCTACAACCCGACCTACGGGCGCTACGGCGTCACGGTGACGATCGGGCCATCCTACGCGACGAAGCGGATCGAAGCATCTGAAAATATGATGGCCTTCATGAAAGCGCTGCCGCAGACCGCCGCTCTGGTGGTCGATCTGTTCGCGCAGGCGCAAGATTGGCCAGGTGCGGAGCAAATCGCTGCTCGGCTCGCGAAGACCATCCCACCGCAACTCATGTCGCCGGATATGAAGGATGTCACGCCCCAGGTGCAGGCGATCCTTCAGGGGCAGGAGAACGCGATCAAGCAGCTTTCCGAGCAGCTACGGCAGGCCATGGCCGCGTTGCAGGACAAGAACGCCGATCGCGCGATCAAACACGATGATATCGAAAAGCGGTTCGAAGCGGCTTTGCTGAAGGTCATCTCGGATACCGAGACCAAAATGGCCGCGATCAACCAGAAGGCTAACGCGAATTTCAATACGCATATCGCCTCCCAGATAAACGAATTGGGCGAGGAGACGACCGGTCTCGTGCACGTGCTGGAAAACCAAGGACAGGAACCGGCGAACGACACTGGCGGCGCGAGCCAAGCTGCCGGGACAGCGCCGAATGCTCCAAGTATGCCGGCCGAAGGTCCAAGTTCGGCGCCTCAAGCGCCAAGTCAGCCCCAGGAGGCCGGAGCGCTGCCCCCAGAAGCCTTGCAGCATCTCAAGCCCGGCCGCATAACCCGCTTCGCCAATGGCCAGCGGTGGACGCTCGGGCAGGATGGCAAGCCACAGAGGGCGGCATGAGCGGACGGCTATCAGGCGCATGGTTCAAACTGGTCGATACAACCGGGACGCACCTCGGCATCGTGATGGTCCGTGAGGATGTCGCGAAGCATCTCGAAAACAGAGGGGTCTCCGTGACAGTCGCGAAAGACCCACCGCCAGTGAGGGCCTATCTTTCTTTGGCGGCGATGCAAAACATTGAGCTTGAACAGTATTATATCGCCAGAGGTTTTTACCCGCAGGATGAAGCGATCATGATCCATGGGATCACTCCTGAAGAACTCAATGATCAACGTGGGTTCGCATTTCTGCCGAGTGCCCAATATATGCGATATAATCGAGTGGCGCCGCCAACGAAGGTGACGGAGTACACATGAACGACGGATGGTCGCCGGTTCATCACGAGATTGTCGACGAAGAGCCGGTTTCGCCTGCCCGCGCCGAGAAAGAGACCAAGGCCGCTCTCAAAGAGGACACTGATCACGGCCCGGCGCTGATGCTGACGATCCCGCCGAACATGATCGCTGGCCTATGGAGCCTGAGTGAAGCGCTGAAGGCCAACACGGAGAAAGTCGAAGAGTTTCGCGCTTCTCTCCAAGAGAACACCGATGTCATACGGGCGATGGCTGATGCGGTAACCTCGCTCGTCGATGACATGCGCGGGTCTCAGGGAGAGCACAAGGGCGCGCTGACTGAGGTCGCCGCGACGTTGGACCGGCAGACTCAGAGCCAAGCCGAGCAAATGAAGACGCTCGCTGGCGGCCATGAAAGTTTGATGACCAACATGAAGCAATGGACCGAAACGCTTGATCAGGCAATCCGCGCGCCGAGGATGGTATCCCTGAATCGGGACAAAGACGGTAAGGCAGTCTCGGCAACCGCGACGGTCCAATAATGCCCGCTCCACTCTTCGACATGGTTAAAATGCTGGTCCAGAACACCGCTGGTGCCGGCCACATGCTGCTGGGTGCGGTGGTGCCAGGGTTTCAAAGTCTGGCACAGGCGGGTGCCGTCAACGGCAACCAAGTGTCGTACAGTGTCCAGGCGGCCGGCGGCCTGATCTGGGAAGTCGGCCACGGCACATACAATGCCACCGGGCCTGTACCGCTGCTGACCCGAGGGCCGCTCTTCAGTTCCAACGGACCCGGTATCGCGGCATTTCTTCCGGCCGATACAATCTTGAGTGCGGCTATCCTGGCTGAAGACGTGACAAGTGGCTCTGGGATCACTCAACTCACCGGCCCAGTCACTGCCGGTCCAGGTTCCGGGTCTGAGACCACGACGATCACGCCAACTGGTGTGACGGCCGGCAGCTATACGAACATGAATGCCACCGTGAACGCTGCCGGCCAGATTACGGCCGCGTCAAACGGAACCGGCGGATCTGGCATCACTCAATTGACTGGCGATGTTACGGCCGGCCCGGGATCAGGCTCCCAAGCGGCGACCTTGGCGACGGTCAACCCTGATGTTGGTTCGTTCACCAATGCCAACATCACCGTCGATGGCAAGGGCCGCATCACAGCGGCATCGAATGGAAGCGGCGGATCGGGTGCTGTCCTCACGGTCTCGGTCCCAATCTCCGAAACCGCGTTGACAGAACTGAATTCTGTTCCGATTACCGCGATTGCCGCTCCCGGCTCTGGAAAGACGATCAACGTCATTTCCGCGACGGCCCAATATAAAGGCGGAACAGCGCCCTTTGGAGCTTCGGCGGTATTGCCATTGGAATTGGTATTTTCCGATAATCTCGGCTTCGATATTATGAACAGCAATTTGTCGCCGCTGTTTGGAAATGCTGGGGATTCATTGGTGTTCGATGCGGCGGGTAATACGATCTCTCAGTTTGAAGATGACCAGGGGATTGCAATCACTCAAGCCGCCGATATGGGTGTTTGGGGCCCGATCACTTCGAGTAGCCTCGCGGCGGGTGGTAGTGGTTATGCGATCGGTGATACAGGCACTCTTGTCCAAGACTCAGGGGATGCGACTTACCAAGTGAACACCGTCGACGGCGGCGGCGGCGTCCTGACTTATACGCTGACCTCACTAGGCACTAGTTACCAAACTCTTGCTAACGCATTCACGGCGACGGGTGGCTCACAGCCCGGTAGCGGCTTGGGTCTTACATTGGCGATCACGGTCTCTACAGCAGAAACCGGCCATGCCCAGGTCGATATCTCCTATACGCTGATCAACACCTTGACCTGATGAGCATTGGATATTTCCCCATTGGGCTGGTCTCCCTCGGGCAAATCCCGCCGGCGCCGCCTGTTGGTGGAGCGACCACAAGCGACGAACAAGAGCCTCCCGAGGGATATCGTCGCGTCCTTGATACGCGGAATATCGATATCGCGGCTCGCCGGCGGACGATGCTCGATGCTCTACGGAAAGAAATCGGACTTGTCCGGGAGCAGCCAGCCGTAATCGAGGCGATCAGGATCCCTCCACCACCGGAGATAGACGCACCCGAACCTGAACCGCTGCCGCTTCCGCCGGCCTTCGATGAACAACTCTACGCGGCATCTCTCGTGCGTATTTTCAAGGCTTTGGATGCCGAAGAGGCAGAGATCGAGGAAGCCAACACGGAATTCTTGTTGCTCGCCGCTGCTATCGCATAAACGAGACAGAAATGCGCGGATTTGCCCTGGTCACAGCTATTTTACTCGGTGCATTCCCAGCCGCGGCACAGATCGAGCCGTATGTGTCGCCCGGCATCTTTCCCACGAATACGGACCCAGTAAATGGGGGAGGCATCTATCCGACACTGACTTCGGCGGACACTAATTACAGCGAGGTCGCCGGCTTGGTCGCTATAAGCGCGCGCCGGCATTTCAGTTACGAAGACGATCTTCTCAGCAATATCGATCCCAGTGTCACGCTGATCTACACGATCGACGGCAAGCCGGTGAGCGGAAGATTGACCTCGCCCTACGCGTTCACCTGGGACTCCACCACCGTACCGGATGGCGCGCACGTCGCTTCGGTGATCCTGGTCGACGGCAGTGGCGACACTACGAAAGACGTGCCGACGGCGGTCACATTCCTTGTCGGGAACAATCCGACACCCAACACAGGCCCGCAACTGCTGCCGAGTGTCGGCTCTGGTGTTATACGCAACTGGGGCCGAACGGATATCCCGGAGTGGCGGTTCTGGACCACCGGTTATACATGGCCGCATCCCGCGACCACGACATCTTATACCTCACCTGTGAGCGCACCGGCCAGTTCGCGAAATCTGTCGGACCAGGGCCTTGGCCCGTACTTCACGGAAGAATCCCTTACCCAATCCAATGTGACCCTTGAGCAGACCGGGCTTCAGATCGCTCGCACGAAGGCCGGTCGCCTTCTGTTTGAGACCATGGACCCAGAGGCCGGAGCGGATTCCGACATCGCCCTGCCCGGTGTTCTGATGCGGCCCGCGATCGACGGATCGCGTGATGACAACATCGTGTCGCCCTACAGCACCTATGTCCCGAATCCCACCGCGCGAGGCTTTGTAGGTATCGATCTAGCTGGTCGCATCTTCCAACTCAACATGGACGGTTCGGTGGTCACGATCGCGGGTCGCCAGACAATTAAATCCGTTGTGCCTTACTCCATCTGGGATTCCAACGTCACACAGTCGGACCGGGATGCCCTTCAGTTCACCACGATCGGGAATTTCAATGGTGTCGGTTTTAACGAGCCCACGGACCTTGCCTTCGATCCGAGGAACAGCAGTATCCTGTACGTGGCCGACCAATCGAACGCGCGTATCGCCAAGGTCGATTTCTCGGTCAGCCCACCGAACATCACGACATACGCAGGGGTTCCCGGCATCCAAGGCAATGTCGATGGTCCAGCCCTGACGGCGCAATTCGGCGGTCCAAACAGCATCGTGGTGCGCTCGGATGGCACGATGTATGTAGCGGATTACGACAACAACAGCATCCGCATGATTTCTCCGGATGGCAGCACGGTAAGCACCATCGCCGGCGCGGCACAAGGATTGAGCCAGCCGTTCGCGGTCCGCTTCGACTCGCACACCAATCTGATCATTGACGAGTTGACCGCCGGCAATATCAAGCACATGGACCTGACCACGAACGCTGTGACGCTGATCGCCAGCGGCCTGTGTGGCGCGGGCTGGACTTGGATCGATGTCGATCGCAATGGCAACATCGGGCCGATCGACGATGTTTTCGTGAATTGCGATACGGGTGGCGACAATCGCACCATGACCCGCATCTCCGCGGACGGCACCCGAAGTGAACCATCGAGCAATTATGGAATTGACCCTGGTCATTACCCATGGGCGCTCGCGATCGACAAGAATGAAGCTCGATTGCTGGTGCACGGATTTGGAGATAGCGCGCCTAAATTCTACAGGTTTGGGGTGCCATCCGACATACCGTGGTCCGGCAATTACCTGAACACGGACGTTTGGCCGATCCAAAACAGGCTTGGCGCCTATTGGGATAACTGGGGCACCATCCCTGAATTTCCGTTCAGCGCCCGGTCCGCTCAGGCCGCGCTTCGCGGTAGTGGCTATTCGACCATTCCAGGGGTTGTGCAGTTCGACGCGATGGTGACTCTGCCGCTCAACCAGATAAGCAACTTCGTTCGGAACGGGTTAGGCGGCTCCGTCGCGCGTCCAGAGGTGACCGGGCGTGATCTGCAACTGGCGACGGAGCGGGTGCAGGAGGAATCGGTCTATTTCCCGACCCAATTGCTGCCTCATCTTCCGCCACCGCCCACGGACACGACGCCGCCGGTGATCAGCAATGTGACATTATCCCTGATCGACGGCACCGATGCGCGGGTCAACTGGACGACCGACAAACCTTCGCTGGGATATGTGAGGTTCGGATCGAGCACGGCGTACTTCCGGTACTCTGACATAGAAAATCTGTTCGGCACGGCGCACAGCGCCGTCATGGCCCATCTTCCGGTGAATACATTGGAGCACTTCGCCATTGTCGCGGAGGATGTGGACTCCAACCTGACGATGACGCCGGATCATACGGTTCAAACCAACAGCTTAGGAGCAGATACAGTGACCACTCTCAATGAGATCATCACCGCGGGCGGCTCTTACGACTTCAATAACTACCAGTCAGGCACCTTCGATATGCGCCAGGCGACCGGTGCTGTGCGGCTGAAATTGGAGCCAAGCGCGTCCAGCGGCACTCCCCAGGAGAATAACAGTCTCGTTTATGGCTGTTTTCAGGGGTCAACCATCGTATTTAAGCCGATGCTCGCACCGAACTCGGACGGGTCCAAGACCTCTTTCACATATTGGGATGCCTCGCAGGACAGCGGCCAGGGGTTCGAATACACCGGCAAGACGATTATCGAACTCACCGGCAAGGGCACCATCACCATCAATCAACTGAGTGGCGGGCTGAACGTGCCTTTGTCCGGGGCGCAGGCCATCTTCGACGCCAATCCTACCATGTTCCGGGATTTCGCGGTAGCTCAGGCCGGTGGCACCACTATCGGCAAGGGTGATGGTATCCACGCGCCGCTGTCGATCGAAGTGCTCATGAACGCCCTGACACTGATCAGTTTCAATGCGATCACTCCGGATCCCGGCACATTCAAACTGACCGTGGACGTGCCACAAGGGTCTGGTTGGGTTATCCGGGATGTGAACTTCGCCGGAGCTTCCTTCGCCTTCATCACTGCCAGCGCGAACGATGGGCCCGGTGTCCTCGTGTTCGGCTACTCGGCGGCGCAACTGACCGCGCTCATGACCGTGGAGACGATCCAGAATCAGACCTATCTGGTGTTCCAGCAGTAGAAAGTGGAGCCGACGAGAGGAATTGAACCCCTAACCCACAGCTTACAAAGCAGTCGCTCTACCTATTGAGCTACGTCGGCATAATCGCGACCCGGTTTAGACTCCCGGTCCCACTGCTGCTTAGGGCCGAATGCAGAACCCGATGCATGTCCTGCTGTTATCGGTAACAGTACTTCAGGCCCCTTGCTCCACCCGGCTAGGGCCGGCCTTCCCCTTGATCCCGTGCGGCTAACCAAGGGCGTATAGCCGACCCATCAACGCCATCGCGATCGCTGGTAGCGAGAGCCGGATTTGAACCGACGACCTCTTGGTTATGAGCCAAGCGAGCTACCGGACTGCTCTATCCCGCACCAGCGAGCGAGCTATATCACAGCCGCTCTCAATCGCAAGACTTGACGACATAGAATCCATTGAGTTAGACCACGCTTTGAAAGCTGACCGTGAAGCGCCTCCACGGGTGACAGAATCCAATCTGATCGGGATTTCTCTCGCCCATGGCGCTTGCAGCTTCTCGTGCTCCAGACATCATCGAACGCACAGCGATCCCGCTGTCGGCGACGACCGACCAGCCCCTGGCACCGGTCGCAACGCCACCCGAATCCGCCTCGAATGATCCGGCTGACATAGCGGCAGGCAAGCCCAAGGAGATCACGGCCGAAGAATTGGCAGCGGCGACCGCCGCCAGGAAGGGGGCAGGGCCTGACGCTGATCCCAAGTCTGATGGGACAGCCAAGCCTGAGACCGAGGCCAAGCCGGATGATCAGCCGGAGACGCCTCCCAAACTCGAATTCGACGCCATCCCGGATGATCTGCCATCCTATGCGGTGCGTTCGATCCAGAAGGAGCGCAAGAAAGCGCAGGACGCCGCCGACGCCGCCTGGAAAGCCGCTCGGGCACAGGTTGGTGATGAGGCATGGCAGAAGGCCGTCGATGTCGCCCGTGATACGGCCGTCAATGAGGCCAACCGCAAAGCGGCCATCGCCGCCAAAGAGGCGAAGGAAGCCAGGGAAGCTCTCGAAGCGGCTCAGAAGACCCTCGATGATCTGAAGGCCGCCGCTCCCAAGGAAGAGCCAAAGCCCGATCCTCGCCCGACCAGGGACGAGTTCGATAATCCAGACCTCTACGATGAGGCGATGGTCGCCTGGGGCAAACGGGAAGCCCACCGCGAGCAAGAAGCCGTGGCAGCGGAAGCCGCCCGGGTCGATGCCGAGAAGAAAGCAGCAGAAGAGGCTGAGGCCAAAGCCAAAGCTGACGAAGAGGCGCGAGTCGCGCATGAAGCAGCGGTCAAGCAGACCTATGACACCTGGACCGCCAGGGTCGAGAAGGCCACCGAGAAATACCCGGACTTCGATGAGGTGACCAAGAAGGCGCCGGCCGACGGCGGCCCTACGATCACCGATGCGATGGCGGCAGCGATCCTGCTGATCGAGAATGGTCCGGACATCGCCTACCAATTGGCGCAGGATCCCGAGGAATCGGTTCGCATCGCCTCAATGCCCAACGTCGCGGAACAATTCATCGAGCTTGGCCGGATATCCGAACGGATCGCCAATCCTCCGAGACGAGCGCGGCCGGCGCCAATCGAGCCGATCGACACGACCGAAAACCGCGCCGACACGACCGATGCCGAGCCTGACATGGCTACTTACGCCGAACGACGGATGAAGGCGTTGCGCCAGGAGCGCGCGCCGTTCTTCCCGCCAAGCCAAATTCACTGACGACCCACCGGCCACGCGCCGGGTAACGTGCCTACCCACCGGGACACCCGGGACACTACCGCCTGCCACCGGCACGTCCGGGACCACCGAGCACGCCTCGGGAAAGGACCACCGAACATGATCACAACCACGTAGGACCGCGGCATCCGCCGTGGCCAGAGGAGTTCACGGCGTTGGGCAATCACGCCCTCAGGTCAGACGGTTCTCGCGAATTCGCCATGATGCAGGCGAGCCGCCTCGACGTACGCCGCACGGGCATCCTCAGCAGTGTCGAAAGTGCCGAGCGCGGTATTCCTGCCTTCGATGTGGATTTGAGCAATCCATTTGTCGCGATGCCGCGTTACACCTCGGTAGCCGCTGGTGTTCGGCAAAGTCGAGCGTCGATTGATATTGTTCTGACTGCTGGTCGCGAGGCGCAGGTTCTCCCAGCGGTTGTCGTCTTTGATCCCATTCACATGGTCGATCATATCGGGCGGCCACGTGCCGGTCATCCAAAGCCAAATCAGGCGATGTGCCGGATAGAGCACTTTGTTCAGGCGCACAACGATGTAACCCCAGACGCTACGGCACCCAGCGGTCGTGCCCGCCTTGAGATGGACAGCGCCTTGGCCACAGGGCGTACACGCCAACCAAGTAAGCAACCCAGTGTCACGATCGTAAGTAAGGATCGCTTTCAGAGCATCTTGCGTCATCGGCGCCGGCCTTTGGAATCCACGTCCTCGCCGGATCGGCCCGTCACTCTTGGGCTTAGGCTTCCATGTCCGCTTGCTGGCGATGTTCTTCTGATTTTCGGATCGAGTGACCAGCCGAAGATTACAGAGTCGATTGTCGCCCTTGATCTCGTTGATGTGGTCAATCTCAAGGGCCCGGTCAGGCCATTCTTCAGTGGCAAGAAACCATGCAAGGCGATGACCCTTGTAAAATCGTCCTTTGATTTTGACGACCAAATAACCAGCGGAATTGATTGTTCCAGCGATCTCTCCTGCTCGAACTCGGCGTCCCGGCGAGACTATCCATGTCATTCCACCGGTTTTCGGGTTGTAACGCAGGATTTTGCGCAATTCCGCAACGGACATCGGCGCCGGCAATACGCGCCCAAAATCGGTCGAAGACTCTTCCTCAATGTCCATGACTCATCTCCGCATCTGTACCGCAAGGTAATGACGGGAAGCCCAGTGCGGAGGCTGGACGTTCGGTTGGCCGACCTATCCCGTCGGAACAACAGTTACCACGCCACCGCCTCAACGTCAATCGCCTTCACCTTAGTAAAGGGTAAGTAAATGGCCGCCAATGCACTTCTGACTCCGAGCCTTATTACTAAGGAAACACTTGTAATATTGGTCAATAATCTCGTGGCGGCAGGTAAAGTCAACCGCCAATTCGAGAATCAGTTCGTGAAGATTGGCACTACACTTACGGTGCGCAAACCGAACCGCTTCACGGTCACTCTCGGTCCGGCGCTGCAAATCCAGGACATCACGGAGCCATCCACGTCGATCTCGATCTCGACGCAGGCACACGTCGATTTCCAGTTTTCCTCGCAGGAACTTACCCTCACGATCGAGGAGTATTCCGAGCGGTACTGCAAGCCGGCGGCCGAAACGCTGGCGAACACCATCGATACCAATGTGCTGGCCCTCTACAGCCAGCTTTCGAACGAGGTCGGAACGCCCGGCACTCCGCCGGCCAGTTTCGCGTCGATCGCCGCTGTTGGGCAGCGCCTCGACGAAAACGCCGCACCACAGGACGGCCGCGTGCTGATCCTCAACCCGGCGGCTTACTGGTCATTGGCGAATGGCGTGTCGAACCTGTTCACCCGTTCCGTCGCTGAGCCAGCGCTGAAAGGCTTCCTGGCGGCGATCGCCAACTTCGAAATCTACCTGGATCAGAATATCCAGGCACAGACCGTCGGCAATTACAGCGGCACGCCGCTCGTCAATGGCGCGAACCAAACCGGGTCTTCGATCATCACCAACGGCTGGACGGCTTCGCGGTCGGGCCTGCTGAACGTCGGTGATGTCTTCACCATGGCCGGCGTTTATGAGGTCAACCCTCAAAACTACCTCTCGACCGGCACCCTGAAGCAATTCACCCTTACGGCGGTGGCGGCTTCGGATGTTGGCGGCAACGCCACCCTGCAAATCTTCCCGGCGATCACGACCACTGGTGCCTATCAGAACGTGACGGCCTCACCCGCCAACGGCGCGGCGATCACTGTCGTCGGTTCGGCGAACACCACTTACTTCCAGAACATAGGCTTCTGCCGCGACGCCTTCGGCCTCGTGGTCGTGCCCATGGAACTGCCAGGCGGCGTCGACTTCGCGGCCCGGGAGATGTTCCGCAACATCAGTATGCGCATCGTCAGGGCTTACGACGTGTGGAACGACGTTACGCCTTGCCGTATCGACATATTATTTGGAACGGCCATGTTCTATAATTCCTTGGGCGTCAGGTTGACGAACTGATGCGCGACATCCCTATCCGCTCTGTTTATACTTCCCCTGCGATTTTTCGAGTGGGGGAAGTATATGGAACTCAGGGCGTGCCCGAAATGTCATCGGGATTTGCCAGTTTCATCGTTTACGATGACGAACAAATCCAAGGGATGGCGCAGAGGTGCTTGCAAGACATGCGAATCAGCGCGCGTGCGAGCCATCTATGCGAGCAACCCGACTTATCGGGCGAAGACGGCAGCAAATTCAGCGAAATGGCAAAAAGCCAACCCAGAGCGGGCGGCGATCCATCGGCGGAACGCAGACATCAAATACAAGTACGGCCTCACGCCCGCTCAGTACGAGACACTGCTGGCCGAGCAAGGCAATGCGTGCGCTCTTTGTGGTGCCACCGAGCATGGTCACAGGCACAGCAATGGCCGACAGGCGCGGCTACCAGGCGGATACTCTGCGAACTGGCCGATCGATCATTGCCACGAGACGGGCATCGTTCGTGGGTTGTTGTGCCACGCTTGCAATGTTCGGGTCGGCGGTTACGAAATCTTGCTTCGAACAATCGGGCAAGACCGGTTAACCGAATACCTGAAGCGCGACTCGCTGGAGGTGAGCGATGAACCGCGCGCAACGACGCTTCGAGCAGCGCCTTCGGCGCCCCTCCGGCCAGTTCGTCAGTGAACTGAGCCGGCGGGCCGACAGCGCGGCGTATCAGGCGGCCCTCCGATCTCAGATGGAGGAAGAGGCCAATGGCGCTCCGATCCCACCTGAGATCGCGGCGAAGATGACGACTGAGAAGCCGAAGGACGAGCTCTGGCAGGTTGGCGTGACCGTGCGGAACACCCGGAAGGTGATGTTCCTCGGTCCAATGATGAGCGAAGCGGCCATTCGCCAGATCGCATCCGACGTGAACAAGCAAATTATCCAGGGACAGCGGCGTGACTGGATGATGGCTGACGCTTACCCAATGACGCCCGTCGAAGTAGGAGCACTCGCATGAGCGGCAGCAATGAACCGGTAACGGTTGGCACGGTCACCACGACTTCCAATGTCCGGCAGCTTTCGGACGGCAACGGCATTAGCGGCGGCCCAGGCACCGCTCTTGGCAAGTCGGCCGTCGATAAGGTCGGGTTTTTCGGACAGGCGCCGGAAGTCCAGCCTGGCACCGCCGGGAATATGTTCTCGACCGTCGCGAACGTGACCACGTACGGCAACTCTATCTCGCCGGCGAGTGTCGCGGCCAATTCCTCGGCTGAGCAGTCCATCACCGTGACCGGTGTGCTTGCGACCGATGCGGTGGCGATGGTGAAACCGACCACGCAGGCGGGCCTTATCGTCGGCACGGCGCGGGTCTCCGCGGCGAACACCGTTCAGCTTACTCTCGGCAACGTGACCGGCTCAGCGATCACTCCGACCTCCACCCAGGTCTGGGCGACGATCGCGATTGGTGCCGCTTTGCAGACCACGGCGATCCTCTCGCCCGCGTCAGTGGCCTCCAACACCGTGTCGGAGCAGTACTTCACCGTCACCGGTGTCAGCGCTGGTCAGACAGTGATCGTCAACAAGCCCACGGCGCAGGCGGGTCTGATCATCACCAATGCCCGGGCTTCGGGCACGAACCAGGTGGCGATCCAGTTCTCAAACCTGACTGGCTCGACCATCACGCCGACGGCGGCCGAGACTTATACCTTCGCCTCGGCCAGTGGCTTCCAGCCGGCGCCGATCATGGATGTGTTCAACCAAACCCTGACGCCCGTCTCGGTCGCCGCGAACACCTCCGCCGAGCAGACCTTCACCGTCACTGGCCTGGTCTCTGGTGGTAAGGTCATCGTGACCAAGCCGAGCGTCACGACTGGACTTATGCTGGCTGGTGCGCGCATCTCGGCGGCGAACACTCTGGCGCTGAATTTCGCGAACAACACTTCCGCCGCGATCACCCCACCGGTGGAAAGCTACCAGATCGCCTACTTCACGACCCAGGCTGGCAACACCGACGCGACGACCACCATCCAGCCGGCCGCCAAGGGCAATGATGTGGCCGCGATGTCGACGTTGGGCCTGACTTCCGGCACCTGATATTTGCAATGTCCGGTGAGCCGCTGTAACGGCGGTTCACTGGTCATTGTAAAGGAATCGGATGATGCAGCCCGTTTTCGCGATCCCCTGCGTCTCGCACAGCGTTTCCGTCGAATTTCTTTATAGCTTCTTCGCGAGCAGCAATTTGCTCACGGCGGCTGGCGTCACCCATAATCTGATCAACATCAATGGCGACTGCTATCTGGCGAGCGCGCGCAATCGCCTGGTGCACAAGTTTCTGAGCGAATTCCCGGAAGCAACCGATCTTTTCTTCCTCGATGATGATGTCGGTTGGACTGACCCGGAGGCGCCGTTGCGCATGTTGCTGGATCCGGAAGATGTCGTGGCCGGCGCCTATCCGAAGAAGCAGGAGACCTTGGAATTTCCTGTCGTCATGGATGAAAGCCAGGGGCATCTGATCCAAACCAAGAGTGGGCTGTTCAAGGCTCTGCGCGTTCCGACGGGTTTCCTACGGATCAGGCGCCACGTCATGGAGAAGATGGCGGCGGCGTGCCCGACCTATCGGCAGGCGCTTCCCGACGGGAGCTTCATCCGGATTGCTGAAATCTTCCGCATGGGCGCCTACGGGACAGACTATTGGTGGGGTGAAGACTTCGATTGGTGCAACCGCTGGCGCGAGATGGGTGGCGAAATCTGGGTCGATCCGAGCATCGAGTTCACACATTCTGGCCGCAAGCAATGGAAGGGCCGGCTCTGGGATAGCGCGATCCCGGTCCAGAAGGCCGCAGCAGCGCCGCCAGAGGGTAAATGCCGATTTTATTCTAAGGAATGTCGGTCAACTTGTTGGAACACAGGGGAATGCGTCCGGTTGACGGAACAGCAAGCGGAGGCAGCGGAATGAGCGATTGGCCTGAATACGAGAGCCATAAAGTGGTGCGGGCGACACCGATTGTCCGGATCGATGGAGGCCAGAACGGTGTGCCAATCGCATTGTTCGTGGCGCCTGATGGCGTGGAAAAGCGCTTCCAGACAACTGAGCTAGGGATGATGGCCCGAGCGGAGGTTGGCGGATATGCGGTCCTCTATCCGGACGGCTACAAATCTGTGTCGCCGCGGAAGCCTTTCGAGGAAGGTTACACCCGTAAATGAGCGATGATCCGATCGCGCTGAAAGCCGAGATCGAGCGCCTGCGGGAATTGCTGATCAACAACGATATTGATCCCGATCCCGCGCCTCCGGAAGCAGAGCAGTTCGGGCCTCCGACCGAATGGCAATGGCGGATGCAACAGATGTTCGCGGCTTCTGCTGGCGCTTTCGCCAAACATGCAACGGAAGTTCTGCTTCGTGAGCCGCGTTGGATTAATCTGATCAGCCCAGAAGGCGAAGCCAGTAAACTAAGGATCCGTGCTCCCACCAAGTTCGAGGTGCGCCCATGAAACCGCCGATCAAGAACCGCACGCCACCGACCCGGAAGCGCGAGGCACCAAAGAAGACGCCGGCACCCGCTCCAATGCCGGGAACGATGCATACGGCTTCCTCGGCCGAGGAGATGCGGTACAAGGCCGAGTCGGCTCTTGACACGCTGAAGCGGGCCGAGGAAATCAAGAAAGACCCGCACCTCATGGGCCACGTGAAGGCTCATGCCAAGGAGCAGCGGGACCATCTAACCCGTGTTATTCGGAGGAAAACATGACTTTGGAAGAGCAAGTCCGACAAGCCGTCGCACGCGGTTGGTGTGACCCACGCAATAGCGGCAAAGAGATGGATACCGATTTGGCCGATGCTATTTCGGCTGAAGTGGTTAAGTCCTTCACACCCGATGATTTTAATTGGGCTGCACTTCAGCGGCTGAGAAAGGCGTCGCCCTGATGGCTATCCTGCTTGAGCCCGGCAAGGGAATGTATCGGGAGCCTCCGCCCGTGAAGACGTTCAACGAGTATCCGAAGCACATGAAGCATCCGGGCTTTCAGCCAGGCGTGCCGGATCAAGAAATCAAGGTGATCGATCCGCAGACCGGCAAGCCGACCGGGCGCCTGATCTACACCGGCGGAAAGTCAATTCGCTTCCCTGACGTGCTCGTTCACGACGCGCAGCAGGAGGAATACCACAAATCTCAGGGCTACCAGACAATCGGCAAATCTGACGCTGGAGCATTCGCTCGCGCGGTCGCCGATGCATCTCCCATGATCACCAATTACGTGCCGATCCAGTATCCGAAGTGGGCCGGCGGAAAGCTGGTCAACAACGAACAGGAAGAACGTGAGGCACTCATCGCCGCCGGCGTGCGGATGGACGATCTTCCGGCTCCATCGAAGGAGGATATCGTCGAAGGCGTCCGCATCGTGACTGAAGTGGCCGCCGAGCGCGAAGAGAAGACGCCGGAGCAACTCGAAATCGAGATGCTCAAAGCGAAGATCGCAGCTTTGGAGGCGGACAAATCGATTCCCACCAAGCCGCTCTATCCCGGCAAGCAGCAGAAACCCAAGAAGCCCAATCTCAAGATGACTGCCGCGCAGAGGCAAGCCGTGAGCGAGCGCATGAGGGCCATGTGGGCGCGCAAAAAGGCTCTGAAAGAAGCGATCGCCAGCAATGATGTCGCCGCTATGCTGGAGGAGGCTGGCCAAATCGAGTGATCTTTCGGTAAGGTCAGCTATCCGAACCGCGACGGGCCTCCGCGGGTGCTTCCATCTTCGCTGGGAATCACCCGATGACGACAGCCCTCGATGTTATCACCGACAGCCTGCAACTACTTGGCGTCTATGACCCAGGGAGCCCGCTCTCGGATGCCGATGCAGAGCGGATGCTGTCGACGCTCAATGATCTCATGGACGTGTGGTCGAACGAAAGTCTGGCCTGCTACGATTGGATCACGCAGACTTTCACGCTCGTCCCAGGGAAGTTTCGATACTCGATAGGGCCGGCCGCGTTGAATCCCGATATTGTCGGTCAGCGCCCACTTCGGGTGAGCGACGCGCCCGGCGCGGCCTATTTGCTGGACACCAATCTCAACCGCTACGGCATGGATGTCGTCGACAACCAAACGTGGAACATTCAGACCACTGCCGTCGCCAACAGCGATCTGCCCGATCATCTCTGGTATGACCCGCAATATCCTCTGGGGTTCATCAACATCTGGCCGACGCCGAATATCGGCTACACGTGCTCGTTCATGTCCTATCTACAACTCGGCGATTTTGCTTCGTTGAATTCGCCGTTTTCCCTGCCGCCGGGTTACAAGCGGGCGATTGTCACAAATCTCGCGGTGATTGCGAAACCATACTTCACCAGCGCCCAAATAGATCCGTTGATTATTGCTGAGGCCATGAATACAAAGGGGGCAATAAAGAGAAATAACATGCGTTCCCAAGTAGCAGTCTTCGATCCAGAACTGATCTCAAGAGGAAATCAGGTTTACAACATCTATTCGGACCGCGGCTCCGGGCGGAATACCTAGGAAATGCCTATTATTGTTGATTTTCCACTCAGCGTTTCGTATAATGTCTCCCGCAACACAGTGGGAAATCAGACGATGCTTGAACTCAAGGATTTGGCCGGCAGAAAATTTGGAAGTTGGTACGTCGAACGAGAAATCGAAAGGAACAAAAACAAACATCGCGTATATTGGTGTGTGTGCGATTGTGGCACAGAGCGCCCGGTCGTCGCTCGAACATTGCGGGATGGATTATCCGTCTCGTGTGGATGCACCAAAGGTGCGGCGATCGCCAAAGCCAGGACAACGCACGGCCATACGGCTATTCGGCAATCGCCAGTCTCAGGAGCTAACGGACGGAAACATGGCCATACGGCCAATATCGACGGCAAGGTGATCCGATCCAGGACATATTCCTCTTGGGAGGCGATGCGCCGTCGTTGCAATGGATCGATCTCGGGCGCAAATAAGTATTATGTTTCCCGTGGCATTACGGTGTGCGAACGCTGGTCAAAATTCGAAAATTTTCTGGCCGATATGGGCGAGGCGCCAGAAGGGATGACGCTCGACCGATATCCGGACAATCGAGGCAATTACGAGCCTGGAAACTGCCGTTGGGCGACGGCTCAGCAACAGGTCGATAATCGGCGCACCAAAGGCCATGTGGTGCGCTTTGCGCCAGATGAAGAGTTGATTGAGGAGCTTGAGCGGCGCGGCTATGTCGTGGTCATGCCCCAGAGGTCGAGCGCCTGATGCCGATAGCCAAATCCCCTATCATTGGCGGCTTTTCAACGCAGCGTTCGCGGAATGCCGCGGACAATACTTCGATCAATTTGGTAACGGAAATTTTGGAGACGAAGGACGGGAAGGTTCCTGGGTTCCTGTTCCTGGCCTCTGGGCTGGATTTGCTCTACACGGTCGGCTCTGGGCCGATCAGGGGCCTGCTGCCGCTTCTGGGCTTGCTCTATGTGGTCTCCGGCTCTGGGGTCTACAGCGTTACTCCGGCTGGCGTGGTGACGTTCCTGGGCACGATTGGCGCCCAGAGCACGCCGGTCTCGATGTTCCAGAATACCAAGCAAATGTGCATCGTCGATGGTGTCGGTGCCTGGATTGTCCCGGGTGGCCTGCCATTGACCGGCGGGACTGTGACCACCGGAGGCGGTCTCTATCAGGTCGGTGACACGGTTCAGCTTCAATCGGTCTCGGGAACGCAAACAGTCTATCCGGTCATCACGATCACTTCGCTTGCATCAAGCCCGGTCACTTCGTTCCAACTGACATATCCAGGGACGACTTACACAACGGCGAGTAATGTCGCGGTCTCGGACATTCAGCCGCAGGCGGGCAGCGGCCATGGGCTGACGATCACAATCGGAAGTGTGGCGAATGGGCAGATCACCAGCGCCAGTGTCGACGCTGGCGGTTCTGGCTATGCGGTGAACGACACAGGGATCATCAACGTCGGCAGTCGGAACGCTGTCTATCGAGTGACGACCACTGGCGGCGGCGGCTCAGTCACCGGCTTCAGAATCCTCAATCCCGGCACCGCGTATGCCACAGTCGTTGGCGCGGCCACGCTCAATCAACCGGGCATTCCGGTCAATGTCGGCTCGGGCTTCACTGTGAACATTGTCGCGGCTTCCGGCCCGATCTCATCAGCGACGGTCGACAACGGCGGCAGCGGCTATGTGGTCGGCGCGGTCGGCGTGATTCAGGGCGGCACCACGGATGCCCTCTATCTCGTCACCGGCATCGGCCAGAACGGCACTGTCACCGGGTTTTCGATCACACAGCCCGGCGCGATCGACTCGCCCACGTCCGAATTCACCCAGAAATCGACATCGGGCTCTGGTTCAGGGTTGGTGGTCACATCGCCATCTTTCGGCTCGTATGTCGGTCTTGTGCCGATTACCGTGCCGTTTTCAAATCCGGTGAAGGGCGATATCAGTGACGGCTTCGGCCTCTTGGTCTTTCTGAACCAGCAGGAAATCGCTCAATCCGATGAACTCGACCTCGGCACATGGGATCCGCTGAGCTTCGGCGTGGCCGATCAGTCGCCTGATTTCTGCGTCAGCATCGCGGTGATCCATGACGAGGCGTATATCCTCAAGCAAAACAACACCGAGGTCTGGATCGACGAAGGCAGTGCGAACTTCGCCTTTGGGCCGATCACCAGCGTCCATATCGAGTGGGGTTGCATCGCGCCCTTCTCGGTGGCGGTCGCCGACCAGGAACTGATCTGGCTATCCCGCAATGAACAAGGCCAAGGCGTTGTTGTCATGGCCTCGGGCTACAATCCGGTGCCGATCTCGACGCAGGCTCTGGTGGCGGAATTCGGCACTTACGCTAACCTAGGCGATGCGATCGCCTATGCCCGCCAAGAAGGCTCGCATGTTTACTACGTGCTGACCTTCCCGCAGGCAAACAAGACCTGGGTTTACGACAAGACTGCCTCGGCCATGGTTGGTTACCCATTGTGGCATCAATTGGCGGCCTTCGATAACGGCGATCTCAACCGCCATTGGGGTAACGCGTTTACGCCATGGGAAGCTTCGTCACAGGCGGTCAACAATACGCAGAATTACCAGGCGCTCTCGGTGACTGATCCGCCGCCGACACTTCTACAGACAGCCTCAGGGCTGAATGGCTTGCCGCTATCATTCTCTTCGTTCGTTTTCAGCACATGGATATTCATCCCGGATACCACCGGATCGGAGATGATCTTCTCCAACCAGACCGATGATAGCCATGGCACGACCAATCCGGGCGTTTTCATCGAAGTCCAAAACGATACGAACGGGTCGCCGCAGATCACCATCAAACTCTGGGACGCGAGCAACGCGGCGATCCTGAGTGCCACCTATGACTTCGCAACATGGTCAGCATGGGTAAATTTGTTGATTTCAGTCGATACCGCCACTAACCAAATCCAGGTCTGGGCGAACACCATCATCAGCGGCGCTCTGGTAGAACAGCAATTGACTGCCGTTTCACTCACCTGGTCATCGACCAATCCGATCGCGGCGTCCGCTACCCAACCCTGGCATCTGAAGTCGGTGACCTGAGATGACCGCGAAATCCTACATCTGGTTCCGCCAAAACGGTGGGATATGGAACAACAATTCCTCAGCCAATCCCACGACGCTGGTCGGTGGAATTGATATATCGGCCACTCTCGGTGATACGATGTATCCGACAGCCGGTGGCACTGGTGATATCAGCCAGACATTCAACTTCGGCGCGTCATCGTTCGCTTATTCCGTTCCCGCCGGCTATACGGCGGGTTGGCCGCATTCCGGAGGTGGTTTCACCACATTCGATCCTTCGACCATCCAAGGATCTGTCTCCCTCTCGGGCGGCAATCTGTCCGTCGCCAATCCGGTGACCAACGGGCTGGTCCAAACGCTCGATGGGTATAATTCGGGAAACTATTATTTCGAATCCAAGGTCGTCGGTGGCGATATCTTCAGCCAGGAAGCTCAGTCCGGTGTCGGTCGCCTGGGTGTGAGTATCGCCGAATGGGTTCAGGGTGGTTTCAGCGGAGGAGATAATATCGGCGGCGCCAACTGTGTCGGCGGCGCGGATTTCAACTCTTACGTGGCGAATATCTGGGCATTCACTGTGCTCCAGATCGCGACACCCTTCGATTACGGGCCGCACATCCCGAACATCGTGCTTTCGATAGCCGTCGCGCTGAATGTCGCACCGCCGGCACCGACGGACCTGACGTTGGCCGATTTGTGGTTTGGACCAACCAGCGGCTTTGTCGATTTCACCGCGGCCTCGAACCGGCGGAACTTCATCTCCTATAACGGAGGCGCACAGAACCTTGGAGCCAATGGCCAAAATCCGTTCCAGGTGTCGCCGCCGGTCTTTTTGACCAGAACGAGTGCGATTGCCGACACGTTTGCTGCGAACAACGGCCGAGGAGGGCAGTTCTTCGTCTCTGGCGGTTCACTGGCCGATGGTGCGACCAATCCGCCGGGAACAACTTCAAGCACCCAGAGCTTCACTCCTTACCCGTCCGGCCAGGGCGTGCTCGGAGATTATCTCACGGGCAATCTCTACCAGTTCAATCCGGCGCAACTCCTGGACAACGGGACCAAGCGGAAATGGGTCCGCCGGTGGCGCGCGTTGCCCAAAGCGACGATGACGGCGGTGAAATTCAACTATCTCGCGGTCAGCATGGAGACCGGCATCGGGATGGCTGACGGGTTCACGCCGCAACTCGTGCTTCGATGGAGCGATGACGGTGGCTGGACGTTCAGTGACCCGAGAATTATACCGGTCGGCGCAAAGGGTCAGACCGCTTTCACCATCAAGGCCAATAGACTGGGGATGACCCGCCGTTGGGCTGGAAGCGACCGGATTTTCGAGCTTTCATCCACTGATCCGTTCGTGGTCGCTATCCTTGATGCGGAGGTCGATGCAGCATGAAGTTCAGTTATGACCACTTTTTCAGTGAACCGACGCCCACGCTGAAAGCCTTCATTCGAGGGATCATGGAGCGTGATCCTCGGCCGAGCGAGTGGTGGGTCGACGCGATCACGTTTGCCATTCTTCGTGATGAGGGAAGATTTGTCCGCTACTCCAATGCTGAGCCCGATGATCCGACGACGCTACAGATATGCGATGTGACCATCCGCCAACTTGAGCAACCGCCCAGATGAGTTCGCACTTCACCAAGATCGCCGAAAATCTCGATGTCGAACCGCTGCTTTGCGATCTCGATGACAATCCGCAACTCTGGGATCAGCGGAAAGAGCGGACGGCTGGCAATTCACCGCATCGAGAAGCTTCAGACATATGGATTCGGTACGCCTCCGAAGAGGCGATGCGCCAACCGGGATTCATGACCGCGCCGCACCGGTCAATCTGGTGGCCGGCCGCCGCTCATCTTCCGGCTCTGATGGACCTCACCATGGAGGTGATGGACGCTCTCGAAGGCGATTTGAAGCTCGGCGGCATCCTCATAACCCGGATCCCAGGTGGCAAACAGGTTTACGAGCACACCGATCGCGGCACCTGGCATAGCGAGCACTACGACCAGAAAGTGTGGGTAGTGCTCCGCGGCAACGATCGGTGCATCAACACCGTCGAGGACGAGGAGATGGTCTGGAAGCCCGGCGAGGGCTGGATGCACGATAATCTGCTACCTCATTCCGTGCGCAACGAAGGGGAATCGGAGCGCATCGTCTTAATTCTGTGCTTCAGGAGAAGGTGATGTCGGAATTACGTTCACGAGAAGAGGCGATCGCCGAGCGGTTCACCGATGAAAAGCATGTCTACAAGCCGTTTGGGGATGTCATCCCAGCGGAGAAAATCCAGCATCTGTTTGTCGGCCAGGACCAGGGAAAGGGCATCTACGGCAAGAAGATGTCGATCGAGGCTGGCTACATGCTGGTCTCTCACGAGCATTCTTATGACCACCTGTCGATACTCTCCCAAGGCGTTGGCCGCCTGAAAATCGATGGGACCGAAACACTGATCATGGGAGATACACCATTCATCGTCCGGGCAGGCCAGGAGCACACGTTTCGTGCGATCACTGATTGTGTCCTGTATTGCATCCATCCGACCGACGAAACCGACCCTGAAAAGGTCGATGAAGTGATCCTAGCGAGACCCTGATGGCGCAAACTCCCAACATTATCACGCCGAAGGAGGTCGCGCTCGATTCCAAAGGTGCATTCCAGAGGACTTGGTATCGGTTTTTCGACAGCCTCAGCAGCCTATCAGGCAAACTCGCCAAGCCGATCACCGTGGCCGGCGGGAGCATTCTGACGACAGGCGCGTTGGACTCGGGATCGACGCTCTCGATCGCCAACAGCCCACCGAAGACGCTCTTGGGCAACAGCCAGACCACGGAAGCGCAGCCGACGCCACAGACCGTTGATCTCTCGTCCCTGTCCTTCCAAAACGGCACACTGGCAGCCGTGAGCCTGCCGGCCCAAACTCTGGCGGGCAATGCCTCACTCGGTTCCGCTCCGGCCGGAGCCATCAATGTCGGTCCCGGTCTAGTTCTCGACAGCACGACCCGGACATTGAGCGCATCAGGAGGTGGTGGTGGCGGGACATCCGGTGCTGGCTTGGCTTTGATCGAGACAGTCGCCTTCTGGGGAATGTGATTTGAACCTCGATACCACTTCCAAGCTCCTTCAAATCGTCCTTGGCGAAGCCAAGACCACGACTGATTGCGACATTACAACCGCTTGGGCTGACAGTGGAACCGGCACATTCACGCTGGGTAATACAAATATAAAATCGAATGGAACATCGGCGGTCACCGTGGTCGCCGCGCCAATAGCGACGTTCCAGAGACAAGTGAAAGAGGTCCGTCTCTACAACAACGATACTGTTCCTCACACAGTCTTTCTTCAGCTTTACGACGGCACGAACACATGGGACATCGCGCCCGCCAATGTGACCGTGCCCGTGAATGGTGCGTTCGTCTACACACCGGAAGCCGGAG